GGGCCTGACGGAGGACGAGGAGCGTTCGGCCATCACGGATGGTGCCATTGCGACCGGAAATCTGTTGGCGAAAAAGATCAACGACGAGATGTCGCGAGTCCTCAAGGCTGCAGTGAAAGACTATGGTGTGTTGGGCGGAGCCGCAGGCAAGGCCGGCGCTGACGACAACCCTTGGACAGCGGCAGAACTCAAGGCAATCCATCGTCAAAGCAAAGCCGGTAAGAAGAAATACCAGGGCAGCTTTTCCGACTCCGACATTGACCGTTCCGTCGAGGAATGGCAGGGCGGATCAGGGAGCACGGGCGCCCAGGTGGTGGCGCCATTCAACGCCGCCGCCCAGGCGGTCACGCAGTTCGGAAAGGCCTCTGACAAGTCGGTGGCAGCATCCGAGAAACGCGACGCCGACCTTGACGCGCAGCACGCACGGAAGAAGGAGAAGGAAAATCAGCGGATGAACAAGGCGGTGGACTCAGGCCTTGCCGGCGTCGGTTCAAACTTGCTTGGTGGGAACATTGCCGGCGCCGTCAACAGCGGAATCTCTGCAGCGCTGGCGGGGCTTGGCAACGATAGCAGTTTTCTTTCTGGCGCAGCTGGTGCCGTGGTCGGTCTGTTCAGCAAGGCCGCCGAGTTCACCATCAACGCGATCAAGGGTGTCGTTGCCCAAGGTATGGTCATCGCCAAGACGTTTCTCCCTACGGATGCCCGAGTCAGTGGAGCGCTGGGCGCCGGAACAGCCGGCGCAGGGGCGGTCATGGCTGCGAGCCTGCCGCTGATTGCGCCTATGATGACCGCACTTTTTGGACCAATCGGGACGGCTTTGACGATTCTTGTCCCACTGATTGCTGGCGCTGGGATGGGGCTGCTGGACCTCATGAAGCAAACGAAAAGCTACGGCCAGTTTCAGGCCGGCATGTCCAAGGGCGTCGACAAGATCGTCGCGGCGCTCGAGCCGGCATTTGCGCAACTGCTCCCGCTCGCCGGCCTGTTCATCCAGGCGGCGGGTGCGGTAGGCATCATGATCCGCGTGTTCATCCCTGGCGTTGGGGCTGCGGGTGCTGCGTTCCGCGCCATCCACAACGTCGGTATGATCGCGATGGGCACGGCTATCGCGCTCGCCACCGCTCGCGAGGCAATCCTGACGGTGGCCTCGCAAATGTTCGACCTCGTGTCGTTCATGACCAAAGGCAAGGCTGATGAAAACGACAGGTTCCACCAGTCACGCGAAGCGGTAACCAATGAACTCAACCACGCCGGTGATGATGTTGGCGCGCTGCGCACCCAGCGTGACGAGTTCCAGATGCTTGATCCGCTGGCAGCGGCCGCGCTGGCAACCGCGGAAGCCCTCGACAAGCTCACACGCAGCACCACCAACATGCCCACCGGATACCGCGTGGACGTGGCTGCAGCACGCGCGCAGGACCCCAACGCGGCCAACGGCGGCATGCAACGCCAGGACACCACACTGCCCGGCGGGCGCTCCAACAGCGCAATTGCAGGCCCGCTCGACGCGATCGTGCGCGACCTGGCCGAGGCAGCTGCGCGCATCGCGTCAGAAGCGTCCAAGGCGCAGGAGTACGTAAAGCACGGCGTGCGCGTTCGCGCTGGCCATCACGCAGCGCACACCAGGACGTGACCCATGGCCGGCGAATTCATCAGGCTGGACGGATACCAACTGCCGATCCTCGACGGCAGCGTGAAGTGCGTGGAGTCGGAGATTGGCCCCCTTGACCGGGCTGAGGACTCGCAGCTCCGCGACTCAGTGCGTTCGCGGCCGCGCGTCTGGACCTGCCTCACCCCGCTGAAACTCAACGCCACCATCTACGCCATCAAGAACTACGTCCGAGGGCGCGGGCATCACGTCGCGTTTGACACATCCTACAACAGCGACGGTGGGGTGGGCCCCAACAGCGGCTACACCGGGTGCAGCCTCGGGACCATCACGCCAACGCCAAAATTCGGCACGCGGCGGCTGGCCATCACCAGCAGCAATAGCATGGCGTTCACGGTGGCATGCCCTGAGGGCGACACGTGGACCATCATGTTCTGGCACCAGGTGGTGGCCACCGGCGCATGGGCGCACCACGCCATCACCAAGGACGGCGCTGGAACAACGGTGAAGTACATTGCCGGCGCGGCCGGGGCGACGCTGGCAAACTATACCGTCGTCGTCACCGGAACCAGCGGGCTGTTCACCATCATTGGCAAGAACGCGGCGGGCACCAACTTCGACGCCTGGTACGACGACCTCGTGATTCTCCCGTGGGCGGCGTCTGCTGCGCAGGTCGCGGCATGGGCGGCCAACACGGTGGCGTTCTCACCGCTGCCACGCCTGAACCTCCAGGGCTGCGTGCTTTCCGACGCCAGCATCAACCGCCAGGTGGTGGTGCGTGGGACCATCGGCGCCACCAGCAGCGGGCAGGGCAGCATTGCAGGGACCTACTACACCAACCTCGAAGCGGTGGAACTCAACTTCACCGAGGTGGCACCCTTCCGATGAGGGTATTCACCAACGGGAGAGGCTGCCACCCAAGCATTGACGCGGCAATTGACGCTGGTGCACCGGCTTCTCACCAGTGGTGTCTCGACGGGACCAGCGCCGCAGCGGGTGCAGAGGACAGCGTCGCCCGCGCCTACGATCTGGCGACGGTGGCGGCGAATCCAAGCATCCTCACTGACAGTGACATCGGCTTCGCGGCGCGGCGGTTCAACGGAACTACGCAATGGCTCTACGGCGCATCCAGTGGTGACCCGGGCGGCCTTGTCGACGAGTTCATGTCCATCATCATGAGCTTTCGCATCCCGCTGCAGGCGCTCACGACGGGAACGGTGCTCGAATTTGCAAAGCCGGACGGCACCAGCATCAACATCCAGGTCATTCTCAACAGCACCAAGAAGCTCACATTCAAATGGACCGACGACGCGGGCGCCACAGCAGTGGCGAACAGCGCCATCACGCTGCCACAGGGGAAATGGATCCACCTCGGTCTGACGAGGGCTACCGGCAGTGTCATCAAGGTGTCCCTGTGGGGCACCCTGGCTGAAACCCTCACGCAGACCGGTGGGAATGGAACCGTCTGCGCCAACTTTGGCACCGAGCGTTGGTCACTTGGCGCCAACACCGCGCTGGCTTCTCCTTCGGCATTCGACGTCAGCAGCATCACCATCTATCCGGGTGTGCTGACGGAAGAAGAAATGGAGGATCAGCTACGGCGCATGAAGTTGCTTGGCTTCGACACGTACAAGCCAGCGCGCGTGAAAATCACCGACAAGGCCGGCGCCCTCAAGGACATGAGTGTGGACCTGCCGGGAGGCAACTGGCTCAAGAGCGCGACGATTGCCGACGACGCGGCTGATGACATCCTCAAGGCCACCGTCAAACTGTTCCGAAACATCGGTGACTATTCTCTCTCGAAGTACAGCAACAACCCGGCAAACCGCTACCCGCTTCCGTCGTCCACAGCGCCAGGGGTTGATGAAACCGTCTACGTTGAACCCGGCGGGTCCGGCGTGACGACGGAAATGCTCGCCTATGGGCGTCTGGTCACAATCGACAGCTGCCGCATGCCGCTGGGCGTGGACCCAGTCAGCGCGGATTGGCAGAACCTGTTTCGTGGGATCATCGACCACGTGGCATGGGGCGACGAGAAGGACGCCATCATCAATTGCCTGGATGAGGGCGCGCTGCTTCGCAAGGCCTTCATCATGACCGACGAGGAATACGGATCGGACACGTCTGGTGTGAGTGTTCAGTCCTGCGTGACGTCGATAATCTCAGCCGCCGCAGATGCGGCCAAGATACCACGGTGGGGACTCGCATCCGCCCCGGTGGCAGGGTTTCCGTTCACCAAAGACGGGGACATCCCGACGCTGAAACTAGGCTGGACCAACGGTTTTGCATGGCCAGACGCTGACCCGGGTTGGAACCTTAACCTGTGGAAGCAAAACCGCGAAAGCGTTCTCAGCGCCATCAGCACGCTCGTTGAGCAAGACGCACTGGTATGCCGCATGATGTTCAACCCGGCGCTGGCTACCGACACGCACGGTGGTTGGTATCTGACGTTGTTCGAGCCGCCGTTGCTGCGCAAGTGGATAGACTTGGTGCTTACCAGCCACGAATTGATGAAGTTGACCAACGCGGAAATCAGCGCGGAGACAGTGCGGACGCTGGTGTCTGTCGTATTCATGTCGGAAGAAACGTCCTCGCCGACGGTGCCAACGATTCCGAGCGGAACCACCACCAAGCAGGTGGGCTCTGTGTCGTCGTGGAACGCCAACACGCCGGATGCCGCGTTGAAGGCAATGAAAAGCGAAGGCTATCTGCCGTGCCGCTACACCGTGATGGCCGAGGATCTGGATACCACCGAACTTGGGCACTATGCCGCGGACGAGTACGGCCATGTCCCATGTGAGACGATTGAGCCCATCGCGCAGAACATCAACAACATCACCGAGGCCCAGCGCCTTGGCGTCAGCATCCTGCGCACGCTCTGCTACCCCAAAGCTGAATACAGCGGGCAGTTTGAGGGCATGCCTGAGTTGGAGTGCTACGACAGCGTGCGCCTGCGCGCCGACTCCACGACGGGAAACGGAACGTCGGACATGGACCTTTCCGTCGTCAATCTGAGCCAGGACTTGCCCGGCGGTACCACGCTGGCACTGCGTGGAACGCCCAGCGGCGGGACCGAACGCCACATGCGCAAACTCGCCGGGCCGGGTACCGGAAACGCACCAGCGGTCGACGTGCTCGCCGCAGTGTCAACGCTGCCGATGCGGATGCGTGCTGGCAGCGTATACGGGATGATCACCAACGGCCAGTATGCGCGGACCAACATCAAGACGCTGATGTGCAACGGGGATTTCTCAATGCACACGCTTGGCGACTCGCATCCGCCTGACGGTTGGACCATTGAGGATGTCACTGGAACGACGGTATGGAATGAGGATTTTCTCTACAGCACCACAGTCGTGGAAAGTGGCGTCGGAAGCATTGCGACGTGCAAGGCAGCTGATGCCAACGCCAGTAAGGTTGCGCTCCGTTCAAATTATTGCCCGATCGCGATCACATGTCCCGGCATCCAGCTGGAGGTGCGCGCCAAGGTGGCTGCGTTTGGCGCGGGCAATGACTACGTGCGCGCCTATATCGAGTGGTTCGACAGTGCTGGCGTCATCATCACAACCGACAACACCATCACCCAGGAGCCTGCGTCAGCCAACGTCTGGCAGACGTTCAGGGGCATTGCCGTCCCCCCTGCAAGCACGCGTTTCTTCCGTGTGAGTTTGCAGGTCTGGACCGCCGACACTGGAGATGAGCGTTACTTCAATCACGTGCAGGCCACGCCGTTGAAACCGAGTTTCAGCGTGCAGTCGGCGTCGGCGCAAACCGGGTTGACGGACAAGACGGCAACAAAGGTTACGCTCGGGACAGAAAATCAGGACTACGGTGGGAACTTCGCAAGCAGCACATTCACATGCCCTGAACCTGGGTGGTATGAATTCAGCGGCTACGTCACAGGGAATTGCGCAACGACGCTTGCAGCCATCTCATGCGCGCTCTACAAAAACACAGCGTTTTGGATCGCTGGAACAATCGGCGTTGGTGGATTCGGATTCTTCCTTGGTGGATCCAGGTACGCTTCATCCTCGGTGTCGTCCGGTATTGTCTGGATGGCCCGAGGCGACACAGTGGACCTTTACGCGGCCATTGAGGGGACCGGGTCACATGACGTTGACACGGCAACACTGAATGGGCGCTTGGTGTCAGTGGAATAAGCACTTGACGCAAAAAATGCACTGTGCGCGGGGTGGGGCATGGCCGACGGCGTATTCAATATCTCGAAGGGCAAGGTCAACGAGTTCGTGGCCAGGGTCGACGGCAATGACCCGGCACCGAGCGCGCTGGTGGTTGTGCTGCTCAAGGTGGTGGAGTCTGACGCGTTGCTGCGTGACTACGACACGCTGGCTGCCATCCTGGCGGGTGCCAACACGGAAGCGGACTTCACCAACTACGCGCGCAAGGTCATCACGGACACCGGGCTGACGGCACCGGTTCCTGACGACACCGGGGATGCGCAAAGCGCGGATTTCCCGGACCCTGTGTGGACCGCGGCCGGCGGTGCCACCAACAACAACTTGGTGAAGGCGATCGTTTGTTACGACGCAGACACGGGCGCAGGGACGGATGCCAACCTTGTCCCGCTCACGTTTCATAACTTTGTGATCACCACCAACGGTGGGGACCTGACGGCGCAACTTGCGGCGGCGGGTTTCTTCACGGCGAGCTGACCAATGACCGCACCCGTCGCAGGATTCGTCCAGCTCCCGTCTGACTCTGGCAACACCGGCAAGAAGATGCGCACCGTCAGGCGCACCGTCGGCGGAGATACGGTGGACGCGCACTACTTTGTCCCCGTGCTCTCCCAGAGCACCACGAGCGTCTATCGTCTGGCGCTTGTCCAGAACACCGTCCTGGCAGCGGCACAGAACGGGACAACTGCGGTCATGCTGATCGGTCACATGCCGTCGACGGCAACCACGCGGGCCATGCGGTTGCGCCGGTTGTCCTTCAGCGCACAGCACAGCACTGCGCTGGCGACCCCCACCGCCCCGCGGCTCCTGGCGCGTAGATTCACGTCGTCTGGGTCGCTGACGGGGGCACTGCTTGCGCCGAACATCAACGACTCGGCAGTCCACGATACGCCCGCATGCCTATTCTCACTCGCGACAACGGGGCTGACTGTTGTCCATGTTGGTATCGGATTTGGCGTCGGAGCCCTGCCGGCTGCTATCACCGCAGTCGGGGCTTCCGATCCGTGCTTCCTGGACATGGTTGACCCGGCTTCCGACGAAGACGAGTGGCCTGTATTCCGCCCGGGTCAGGGGTTTGTGGTCTTTCAAGACACGGCAGGCACCGCGAGCGACACGCGCAAGTTCAACCTGCAATGCCTTTGTGACGAGATCGATATCTCGTAACCCATGGCGGACACCTGGGTCCTCAACGACATCGCCCCTGCCGGCCTTGGCGCGCAGTTTGAGACTCCAGCGTCAGAAGGCGCGTGGGGATGGTTCGGTGTCACGCCGGGCGTAGCCACTGCGTTTCAGGCGCCAGCAGTTCCATGGGCGTACGACTTCAGTGTCCCGCCGGCCCCGATGTGGACCGCTGAGGCTGGTGGTCAACCGCAGTCCGTTGACCTTGGCGTTGCGTCCGAGACAGACACCGCCAATGCCATCGCCCCCGTGGCGGGTGGCGTCACGGTGGCCATTGGGGCGGCTGTATCGGGTGAGGCGGCCCTTGCGATAACGCCCGTGGCCGGGGCGGTGTCCGTTGTGCTCGGCGCCGCGTCGGAAGCCGACGCTGCCAATGCAATCACCCCTGTTGCTGGCGGCGTTGTCGTTGCCATCGGGGTTGCTGTTTCCGGTGAGGCGGCACTTTCAATCACACCCGTTGCCGGCGTGGTGGCTGTTGCCATGGGGACGGCAACGGAGGCAGACACCGCCAACGCAATCACGCCGTCGTCTCCATCGTCGGCGGCGCTGGTTTACATCGGGCTGTGGAAGCTTGGTTGCACGTAAGGCGTTTTCTCTTGCGCGTTCACCCGCACGGTGGGGGTGATGCGTGGCGCTTCGGGAGGGCCGGCGAGACCGAGCCGGCGCCGTCGACTTCCCGTTGCGCACTTTCTCTGGAGCCGCACATGCAGCAGGCACTTGATGTTCTCATCCACACGCTGACCGCGGCCGCGTCGGTGCTGGTCGCATTGGCCCCGATCCTGACGCTGTCGGCGCCTCTCTGGCTGCCGCTGCTTGCAGGCTTCATCAAGGGTGAGAAGAACCGCCAGGCCTTCAACGCCGTCAGCAACGCGTGCCTTCTGGCGCTCAATGAATGCGCGCGCGAATACCGCACCGCCATGGACCAGGCGAAGGACGCCAAGAGTGACGGCGGTGAGACAGTGACGCCTGCAGAGAAACAGCACGCGCTGGCAGTGGGCATCACCACCGGCATCAATTTCCTGAAGGACAAGGGGCTGCTGAAGCAGGTGGTTGCCGTCTACGGCAGCGAGGACGCAGTGCGTTTGTCACTGGAGTCATTTGTGCGCGCCAAGATGTCGGAGCAGGAACCGTGACCGCGTTCAGCATGTTCCCCAAGGTCGACATTCCAACGCCGGCAGAGCTGGCGCACATCCTTAACCCAAAGAAGGAGAACAACATGGAACCGAGCACAAGCACGTTTCTCGAAAAGAAAGAGTGGGTTGGCTTCCGTGTCGCGCTGGGTGACACCGACGGCAAAGACGGCCCTGACGTCGGCATCCGCCTGGACGTGTTCAATCCGCTGACCGGGAAGGTGGTGGAACTCATCAGCCTCACCAGGAACATCCCGCTGGAGGAATTGCTGTCCATGGGGTTGAAGTCTGCCGCGGCAATCGGGCTCCCGATTGTCAGCGCGGCTGCCACGTGGGCCATCGGCAACGTGCGCGGGTTCGCGGAGATGCGGAAGCTGCTCCCCAAGTTCTGACGCTTTACGTTAAGCCTCGCCGCATGGAGCCGCGGGGCTGGCGCAAGGTGGGCGTGCCGGCGTCCACGAAAGAGGCCGCCTCGGGGCGGGCAACCGGCAACTCTCACACACAGGAGCAGCACAATGACGACGGAAGCAGATAGCGCCATCACCGACGCACCCAAGAAGCCGCGCAAGGTCCATACGCTCAGCGAACGGCTGGCCCGCATGAATCCGCAGACGTTTGCCGAGGCCGACAAGGCGCAGCAGGACGAGGCGGCTGCACTGAAGGCGGAGATCGACGCCAAGGCTGCGGCGTTCAGCGCGGAGCGCAAGCGGCGTGCGGTGCTGTACTCGGTCACGTCGTCATGACGCGAGCCGAGCAGGGCCAGATCATCGTCGGCATTGTGGCCCTGCTCCTCGCTGCGGTGCTGGTGCTGCATTGGCGTCCACACCGCACAGCGTCGGTTCAAGCCGGCCCAGCCGCCGGCATGTTTTGCACCAGCATGTTCGAGTGCGGGACACTCCCTTGAACTTAATTGACGCGTTCTCCCCGAGATGCCGACGCTGTGGCAAGCCGGTCCCGACGGAGAATCTGGCAGGGTTCTGCCGCTACGAGTGTGCGGAGGCTGATGCGCTCGCGGCTGCACGCGCCAAGGAAACGCCGATGCCATCACCCACCGGAACGCACATTGACGCCGCTGACGTCATCGGCACCTGCCCGCTGCACATCCCCGGCGAGTTGAGTGGCAACCTGGACTACGTGGACGGGCACGTGCCGCCAACACTGGAAGAGGCTGCGCTGGAGGTGTGCCGGGTGTTCGCGACGGTGCGGCCGGGCGGAACGGCTGCGGCGTTGGATGCGCTGGTGAAGGCGTGCGGGTGGAAGCCTGCAGGACCAGCAATCACCGACGTCACGCTCGCGGATTGGAAACCATGAGTGATCTCATTCTCGCCCTCTGGTGGCTCGCAGCCGTTGGGTGCGTGCTCTACGTAATCGGCTGCATCGTACTGAGGCGCGAGCCATGAACTGCGTGCGCTGCAAGGGGCTCCATGGCAGCTACGTGCGCCGCTCCAAGGTCATCAGCAGCACCATCCTCTATGGCAAAAAGGATCAGCCGGAGTCGCGGTGGTTCACGGCGGCGGCACTCGTCGACGTCGGCGTTGATGGCTACTGCGCTGTGTGCCGTGCGTGGGTGAAGGAGCGTGCTGCGTGAGCGAGCCAATCAACCCCGTCCGCTGTCTGCACGGCCGCGATTGCCTCAGCCATGGCCACGCCGTCTATTCCTACACTGAGGAGACGGTGTGTCCACCGAAGTGCAGGAACGCGGCGCATCGGCATGAGCCGAGGTCGTGGCACGTTGGTTTCTCGTGTGGCCACAAGTTTGTGAAACGCGCTGGGTATCAGTGGGCGCCTATCAAGGAGCGTGCGACGTGACTTCTGTCATCGGGCTGGACCCTGGGTTGGATGGCGCCGGCATCGTGCTGGTGGATGGAGCGGCGTTCCGCAACAGGATTCTTGCGTGGCCGACGCTGGAACTGAAGAAAGTTGGTGGCGGGAAGAAGCGCGAGTATGACGAGGGCGCTGTGTTCCGCTGGCTGCGCTCTGTCGTTGCTGGTGGCGGCGCCCACGTGTTCCTGGAGAAGCAGCAGGCTATGCCTGGGCAGGGAGTTACATCCATGTTCTCGACTGGCTACGGCTACGGGATGTTGCGTGGCATGCTGGTGGCGCTTGAGGTGCCGTGGACGCTGGTGACGGCGAAGGCGTGGCAGAAGGTGCTGTTGGCCGGCATGCCCCACGTGGAAGGCAAGAAGGCCAGCAGTCAGGCGCACATCGTCTGCAGCCGCCTATGGCCGGGGCTCGACCTCCGCGCGACCGAGCGAAGCAGGACGCCACACAGCGGCATCTGTGATGCGTTGCTGATCGCTGAGTACGGTCGCAGGCAGTTGTGTGGTGACACCCGCGTGGAAGTTCCGGTGGTGACGGATTCCGCACTGGACGCGGCGGCTGCAGGGTGAGCCTTTGAAGGTATGAACAAAGCCGCCGTCCATGAGCCGCCCCCAGTTTCAACTCCACAATCCAAGCCCGTCTTTGACCTCGTCATGGAGGACATGCGCCTGCGCAAAGAAGCCGGCTTCCTGAAATATGGGACGCTGCTCAAGAGCCACAACGGGCGTGATGCGCTGATGGACGCGTATCAGGAAGCCATCGACCTCTGCATGTACCTGCGGCAGGCCATGGCTGAGCGTGACGGCAAATGAACCTTTCCCATCTCTGGCTCTCACAGTTCGATCCCAGCGTGCCCGGTGCTGGGCCTGCGGCGTGCTACCGCGCGTGCAGGGAGATGGCGCGCAGGGGCTTTGGCGTCGTGTTCCCTGAGTCAACCGTGAACCACATTCGGCTGGCTGATGCGGAGTTGGACCACGGGGCAATCCAGCCCAACGTGTCCGGGTTCGAGAAAGCCAAGGCGATGATGCTCCCGCGCTTGATGATTGGCGTGCCCGTCATCGTCGGTGAACATTACAAGATGGGCAGCCAGAACCGCGACCACGCGACCGATCACTTTGTGCTGCTCTGTGGTGTGATGCCGTCTGGGATTCTCGTCGGGTTGAATCCCGGCGCAGAGATGCACGGTGGCGATTTCAACGCGGCGTTCATGGAGGACACGGCCGCGCACGTGTTCCGCACGGTGGCCCCGGTGGGGCTGGTGGCGTCGATGTCAATGGTGGTGCTCGCATGATCGAATCAACGCGCTGTGAACGCAAAGCCTCCATCAAGCGCGCAGGCAAGAGCCTGTGCACCGTCCACGCAAAGCGCTTGTGGGGTGCGGGCTCGCTGCTGCTGCCGGGCTCTGAGTACGTGCGTGACGCCGAGGTGCCGTGCGATCATTGGATGCGGGAACGTCCGATGGTGGCTGCTGACGACCCGATTGATCACGTGCTGCAGGAGTTGGTTGACCGCCTGGGGCGCTCGAACGTGACGCCGCTGTCGAACCCACGCACGCGCGAGGAGTTCCTGCTGGTGGCAGCCCATGCGTTGTGTCGCGCCGCTGCAATGGCGCCATGAGCCCGCCGGTTCCGCCGGCGTTGCTGCGGATTCTGCACGAGTGGCAACGCGCGAGGGGGCTGGTTGTTGGGGCACCGCTGCCGCCGGTGGTGCGCCTGTGGCCGCAGGTGTTGTGTGGAAGGTGCAAGAAGCGGGTTACCGTGTGCGTGTGCCGGGGTGTCAGACTTCGGGCGCCGCCGGCCCGCGGGGCTGAGCGATCTGATCCCGCATGACGAGCCGCTCCAGGTAGGCGCTGATGCTGGGCCAGCCGGCGGCTTGGGCCTTGTCAAGCCAGATCAGCGTGTCTGGGGCGAGGCTGATGTTCAGCGGGCGGCGTTGCGTGCCCGCGGGGAGGGCGGGGCGGCCGACGCTGCGCTTCTTTGGGCGGGCGATCATGCGCCACCCCGACGGCGGAACGCGGCGGCCTGGGACTCGGCGGCGTCCAGTTCCGCAGCCTGTTCCGCAGCCTGCTCCACACGGATCCGCTCGTACGCGGCCATTTCCGCGTTCTCGAAAGACTCAGCCTCCGACAGTGACTTGAATCCGTCCCGGATAGCCCACAACTCGCGCTGCCGGCGGACGCACGCAGCGCACTGTGGCGGGTTGTTTTTGAGAAACCCGGAGTCCCAGAAAAAGTACGCCACACCACCAGCGGGGTGGCTGTACAGACCGCTGAGCGTTACCGGTCCGCGGTCCGCGCCGCTCGAATCAACCTCGGAGAATTTGCACCCACAGCCGAATCTGGTGGCGTGGTCCCGTTGTCCGCAGCGGTTGGTGGTGCTGGTGGTGGTGGCGTTCATTTGGCTCTCCTGCCCCTGAGGGCGTTGGTGGTTTCAACGCGGCCGGGCGCCCCTGAGGCGCCCTTCTCCGGTGTTTTTGCCAGCTCCGTGCTGACAAGAGAGATAATATCCATTTTATATCTTTGCGCAAGCATATTCGCACTGGCGCAGATCATGCTGAATCTGCTGGGGTTTCTGGCGCTTCGCCGGCTGGCAAAATCTACTGGAGCGCCCGTCCATCCATCCAACGGCCGCCAATGATCCCACCCAAATTGCACCGCTTCATGTGCTCCGGATGAGCGCGGTCGAGAGACGCGCTCAGGTCAGCGTTGTTTGCCTCCTGGCTGCAATAGAAACTGGCATCGTCAAGGTGATCTCTGGCCATGACTTTTCGCAGCACGGTTTCCAGTTTTTGGCGGCCCCACTTCGGAGACGCCTCTGGCATCACAACTTCGCCACTGATGGTGCCGTTCATCAGACGGGTGCGATGAACCGAGCAGTGCGGAATGTCTCCATCCCGCGGTTGAGAAATGTCGGGCATCGGACCAACCCCGGGCAAGCGGTCCGTCTGCGTTTGACGTGGCCGGTCAGACAAACCGTTGCACCAATGGGCACATGCCGAAAAATAGTCCGAGAAACACCAGCATGGTTGCAAACGCAGTGGTGTTTGATGTCTTCGGTTTCAGCGATTCTGAAGGGGCCATCCAGTGACGCTACCCGTGATGTTTCCTCATGGGTAGCGCAAGGGCTGCTTGCAGGGTGGATCAGGCTGCCACATCCCGGTGCTGGCGGGGTGCGCGCGGCGGTTTGCGTTGGGTTGGCAGCGCCGGCGGCATTGGGGGCAGCCCTTCACCGGTAACCAGCGCGTCAATGCTGACGTCAAAAACCCCAGCCAGGAGCTGCAGAGTCAACATCTTTGGCTCCCGGCGGCCGGATTCGTACGACTCAATGCTGCCCTTACTGAGATGTGACATCTCGGCCAACGCGTCGACGCCCAATCCCCTGGATTTCCGCAGCTGGGCCAGCCGTTTTCCAAAGTCCATGAGAGCCTTCTTGGTCCGGGCGTCCATTTCGCCGCAGTAGACCAACCCACCGTAACACGCAGCGCCGCATGGTACAACGTACCATCCACCGCGCAAAAATGTACAAGGTACCGTTAAACACCTTGCAAGGTACGTTGTACCTGTGTACAACACTGGACATCAACCCGGACGCAGGCAAACAGCCTGAACCCGGCCGCACGGTAGGGCGGGTTGATGAGGAGAACCCATGACGCCAGTCGCCCCCCACAACCCGCCCGCACTGTGCACAGGCTGTTCAATGTCACCCGCCCCCGCCTCTCCCGCCCTGCGCCAGCCCGGCTTTGACGGCTGCCGCTGCGTGACCGTCACGATCCTGGGGCTCTTTGGGGACGCGGACGTGACGCAGGTGGTGCGCTGCCGGGCCTGCCGTGACGCTGAGATGGACGCCATGTTCCACGCCCTGGACGCCGATGCCGCCCATGCTGCGGTTCAGGCGGAAATCAGCGCCGAGGACGACGACCGGGCCGAGCGCGACGCACGCGAACTCAACGCCACCCAGGAAGAGGCCCACTCATGAACTCCGCCATCCACGTTGGCGACACGTTCACGGTCAAGCACAGCCCCAAGCACATCAACATCATGCGCCGGGAGTCTGACGACACGGCCCCCATGTTCGCCTGCGAGCGCATGCGTGTGACCCACCTCACGTGCAGCGCTGACGCCAAGCTGGTCCCGTACACGTTTGGCGCCGAGCCGGAGTGGTTTCACCGGCGCGGCTATGAGGCCACCCCTGACGCCACCACGCCCGCTCTGGCGGTTCTCCCGGTGGCGCCATGACCAGACCCGTCAATAGTTCCGTGGTCGCGCTGATGATCAATGACTTGGTCGTCGCGCGCGGAGTGACCGCCGCCGCACCCACCACTGCCACGCCCGCCACCATCTCCACGCCGCACGCCAATCTGCCGGATTGGGAAGCCGCTCTGGTCCTCGCCCTGGGTGAGGTTGATGGCCACGATGGCGCGGTTGCCATGCGTTTCGCGGCGAGGGTGCGGGCCATTGCGCTGGACCTGCCGGACGACAACGACGCGGACGAAGACGCGCCGGGCCACGTGCGCAACCTGGGCAGCAACCGTGACACCGGGGTGCGGTCATGATCGCCCGGCTCCTGTTCCGCGCCACCGCCCACGGCCTGCTGGCCCTGGCAATCCTGGCCGCCGCCGCGGTGGGGATGCTCTGCGCTTGGGTGAACGCATGAGCACGCAAATGCAGCTGGTCCAAGAGACGGTGGAGTTTTGCGGTCTGCGCTTTCCGGTCGCCCGTCGGGATGAAGACGGCACCGTGTGGGTCCTGGCCATGGAAGCCGCACAGGTCCTGGGCCTGAACCCCCGCAGCGGGACGGAGGCCGCAGTCGGCGTACCTCCTGAATCAAGGGGCACGGTTTCAAATTGTACCCCTTCGGCTGGCGACGGCAGGGGCGGCGGGGTGCAGGAAGCGGTGGCTGTCAACATGGCTGGCGTTCTGCACATGGCGGTCACCCGCCGCGGGGAGACTGGAGCAGCAGTCCGCGCAGCCCTGGTGGGTTTTACGCAAGCTGCCAGCGCCCAACAGGCCCCGGCAGCGCCATCCCTCAACGCTGAGTCCATCCGACAGATCATCCGCGAGGAGCTGGCCGCGCACGACCCCGCGCGAATCACCGCCCAGGCCCGCCTGCTGCGGGAGCAGCGCTTGGCAGGGCAGACGTCGCTTCCGCTCAGGACGCTGGATGTCAGCATCTTCCCGGCAGAGTGGACCACGCGTCGTGAGTTCATGCGCCGGCACCGATACCTGACGCCAGTCGACTTCATCAGCCTTGTGGCGTCGGGGAAACTGGAGATGCGCACCGAACGCCGCAAGACCAGCGGTGGCAGGCCCACTGCCAGTTACCGGAGGCCGTCATGAAATACGGAATCCCGGGTTCACCGAATCGCAGCCGTTGTCCAAAGTGCATGCGGTTTATGGCGGCTGCCACCGACGACGGGTGCCGTCCTGGCAACTGCGAGAAGGTCGGGAAGTACGTTCGCGAGGAAGACGAGTGCCGGCACGGTAACCATTTCGAACACTGCGACGATTGCGATGCGGCCCGCGGCGAGCGCGATGACGCGCGTGCCCTGGCAGGAGATGGGCCGCTGTCTATTCGCGAGGCTTACGAGCGAGCGCATGACGAGAAGCGGAGGCTTGGATGATCTGCCGAAAGTGCGGAAAGGCTGACCAGGTGGTGGAAATAGAAGCACTCGCGGCGTGCACCAATGTGCACATCTTTGGCCTGCGTGTGCCGTTCGCACCGCCGTCAGAAGACCCTCAGATGTTTGTCATAACTTACTGCCAGCGGTGCAGGACGCTCATCACGCTGCCGGTGATGAAGACCACCCTGCAATCCAAAGCGGTTCAAGAAAAAACCGCTTCCTTTGTTGCCCGCAGTGCGCGCAATTCAACCGACAACAACCACAACAACAACCACAAGGACACAGGCAAATGAAAATCCAAACGCTCGAAGAAGCTATCAGCGACAACGGGGCCAAGTTCTGCATCCAGGGGCCGGCTGGAGTCGGCAAGACACCCCTGGCGCTTACGTTGCCCGGGCGCGGGCTGATTGCCAGCGCAGAGAAAGGCCTGCGCAGCCTGAAGGACCGTCCTTCGGCTGGTTCTTTTGGCGTCGTCACCATCAACACCATCGCCGACTTGTCTGAAGTCGTCATTCACATGCGTCAAAATCACTCGCTGTATGATTGGTTTTTTGTCGACAGCATCAGCGAAATCGCCGAGGTCGTGATCAACGAAGAGAAAGCCAAGAGCACGGACCCGCGCAAGGCATACGGGAAGCTGATCGACAAGATGGACCCAATGCTTAAGGACATCCGTGACCTTCCCATGGATGTGGTCGTCATTGGGAAAACGGAAGAGATCAAAGAAGAGGAAACCGGGCGCGTCAAGATGCAGATCATGATCCCCGGTTCCAAGGTTGCACCCAAGATTCCGTACCTGTTTGACGAGGTGTTTCTCATGCTCGAAGTGGAGAACGCTGACGGTGAATCCACGGCGTGGCTCCAGACGCGCAGTGACAAGAAGGTGCGATGCCGTGACCGCAGCGGACGCTTGGACGCGTTCGAGGCTCCGGACCTGGGCGCCATCCTGAAGAAGATCAAAGCGTCAAGACCGGCTGAGACGCCGGAAGCGAACGGCGCGACTGTCGTTGTCGCGAACTGAAACAACAACCACCACCACCACCACCACAACAACAACAAGGAGTAGGTGCCATGAGCGAAAAGACGAGCTGGAGCAATGACGACGTGAGCGACGGCAGTGAACTGGTGATGAACTTCGCAACCGATGAAGTGAAGCCGGACGCGATGATACCGGACGGGTTCTATCCGGTGATCATCCTGAAGGTGGAGGTGAAGAACACCAAGCCCAAGGATGGCGAATCGGAAGGCAGCGGCAAGATCGCCACCTTCCAGTTGAAGATCACCGAAGGAGACTTCAAGGGGCGCACGCTGTTTGACGGCATCAATGTGCTCAACAAGAACGAGCAAGCGGAGAACATTGGGCGCAGGCAGTTGGCTGGCCTGTTGGAGGCCATCGGCAAGAAGGGTGAAACCAACCTTGCGAAGACGGTGCAGTGCGAATGCTTGGCCAAGGTGCGAACGCAGCCGGAGCAGAACGGCTACGAGGCCCGCAACATCGTCCGCGGATACAAGTCCGCCGGTGGCGTTGCGCTGCCGTCTGCCTCACCGCAGACGGAAGAACAGAAGAAGAACGCGCCTGGATTCATGGCCAAGAAGACCGCGGCGGCAGGTGGCCCGCCGCAGCTCCAGAAGTGAAGTTGTTGGTTCACCGCACCACTGATGCCCATGTGAAGTTGGTGTCAGTGGTGCGGGGTTTGACGACGTAAACGCAACCCAGGTTGCAGGTTTTCCACAGGTTTATCCACCGCGTTATGCGGCCCGGTTTGACGCAAGCCGGTCAGACCAACGCTATCAAAAACATGAACACAAGTTCAGCCTCACCACCATAACTTGGGGGTTTAGACATGAGCACAAACATAGAAACACTCACGCCAGAGCAACGCCGCGACCTGGCCACATGGCTGCGTGTGCGCGCCGAGGCCGCCCTTGAGGCCACCGTTACATTCCAGGCTGACCCCAGCGATACCAACATGCGCGCCGTGGTGTTCTACGCCGGCAGCGTCGTGCGCATCGCTGAGGCGTACGTGGTCACCAGCGCCACGCACCAGGCCGCGGCTGTGCAGCGGGTGTTGCTGTGAGCGCCGCGATCAAGGAGCGGCCGATCCTGATGAGCGGCCCCATGGTGCGTGCGTTGCTCGCCGGCACCAAGACGCAGACGCGGCGCGTGGTGAAGTTCCCACCATGGGCTATCGGTCATGAACACAAGTTGCTGTCCACTGGCTTGGCTGAGTTTGTTGACGGTTCCCCGCGTCGTCGGATGGGCTGCCCCTACGGTGTGCCCGGTGACCGGCTCTGGGTGCGGGAATCGTTTGCGTACTTGGGCTGCTCACCGCGTGTTGGCGCGTTCCCGTGGGGCACAAACGGCATCCGTGGTGGAGACTTTGAGGGAGAAGCCGGGTGTGAATGTTTCCGATTGTCGTACGCCGCAGACAATGACGAGTGCCCAGAACACACGACCGGTGCAGAGTTCCGCGGTGGATGGCATCCGTCCATTCACATGCCGCGGTGGGCCAGCCGCATCACGCTGGAGGTGACCGGCGTCCGCGTGCAGCGCATACAGGACATCAGTGAAGAGGATGCACGCGCCGAAGGTTGCCCCGGTGAGTCGGAGGAAAGCGCCGCCGAGGAATATGCACACCTGTGGAACAGCATCAACGGCCCCGGCGCGTGGGACCTCAATCCATGGGTTTGGGCTGTGTCATTCCGCCGGGTGCAGCCATGAGTCGCCGCCAGCACGCACGCAAGATCGCCATCCCCAAGCCACCCGCGCGTGCACCACGCATGGACGCCGCCATCAAGCTGGCCACTGAGCTGCGAAACGAAGAGACGCGCGAACGTGCACGCGCAGCCTTGGCCGACATCAGCCAGCGTGAGTTCCCTTTCGTCGACGAGGAAATCCCGTTCACGGAGGACGAGCCACGCTCGTTGAGTCACGCCACCGTGCGCCGCCATGAACGCAACGCGTACCTGAACGCCATCGAAAGCGCGCTGGTGGAGATGAAGGCGAGCCTGGACGAGATGGCAACGGACGAGCGCGAGCTGTGTCGCTGCGTGCGTCACCGCGAGGTGTGCTTGTGCGTGGCCTCTGGGATTGCGCGCGGGTTCCGGCAGAAGGCCGGTGGGCTGGTGGCGCTCCTGGATGCGGTGCTGGCTATGCGGCCGGTGCGAAATGGCTCGACCGAGCCCGTGCAGGGTGCACAGGTGGAGGGATGAAAAGAATCCTATTGTGCGATGTTGACGGAGTGCTGGCTGACTTTGTCGGCGGCGTGTGCAAACTGCTGCCACCGGGAACACTCACGCCGTCCATGGTGACATGCTGGGACTTCATTGACCCGGCGCCCAAGGGGTTGCTCTCTGAGCATCACCATCGGCTGGTAACTGCCGCGTGCTCGTACGGTTCGTTTTGGGAATCGCTCCCGTACTACGACGGTGCCGGGAACGCTCTTGAGGCCATCAGGCAGAGCGACATTGAGGTGGTGGCACTCACCAGCCCGTGGGATTCATGCAGCACGTGGTCGGGGGCTCGTACGGCGTGGCTCAAGGCACTCGGGTTCACGCGACATCAGGTCATTATCACGCCGCGCAAAGAGCTGGTGCGTGGTAACTACTTTCTCGACGACAAACCGGAACACGTTGCGGCGTGGATGCACCGCAACACCGCAGTTGGGCGCTTTCGTGATGAGCGCCAGGACAACGCGCGGCTGGTAACGGCGCCGTACAATCTGCACACCGAGTGCTTGTTCCAAGAGGAGAGCCTTCCGCGTGTGGACGGTTGGGTTGATGTGTTGCGTTGGTTGAAGGTCCCCGCATGACGTGGGAACTGAAGTGTGGACGATGGCAGGACGTGCTTGCCGACGTGGCGCATGTGGATCACGTCGTGACTGACCCGCCATACAGCGCACGCACACACGAAGGCCACAACAACGCGGAAGACCTCGACGGAAAAATCGGGCGCCACCCAAGAGCGAATGGAGGCTTTGACCGCAGCCGCAGCCGCAGCCGCATAGAGTATGAGGGTTGGCAGCCTTCTGACGTCGAGGAGTTTGTTGATTCATGGGCGCCGCGTGTTCAAAGTTGGATGGCGTGCCTAACTGATTCTGACCTCCAGCGCCACTACCAAGCGTCCTACAAGGTCAACGGCTTGACTGACTTCCAGCCGGTTCCGTGCGTCGTGCGCGGCATGACGGTGCGCCTTGCTGGTGATGGACCGTCGTCGTGGGCGGTCTACCTGATGGTTGGGCGAACCAAGGCGGCGCACGGTTGGGGAACATTGTGCGGCGCCTACGACGGGCCGCAGGGTGAGCGTTTAATCGCTGGGGCCAAGAGCTTGGCACTGATGCGCAAGATCGTGCGCGACTACAGCAGGCCCGGCGACCTCATCTGTGACCCGTTCGCCGGTAGCGGCACAACGCTGCTTGCCGCGGTCATGGAAGGCCGCAACGCCATCGGCGCCGAGATGGACCCGGGCCGCTACCAGATTGCACGTGAGCGCTTGGAGGCGTTCGACCGCAACCCGCAACTGCCTGGCGTGGTCATGCACGCCGAGCAAACCAGCATGGCCGACCTCGGGGAGCCAGCCAAATGAGCAGCCTCTGCGAGACGTGCCACCACTGCCTTGATTGCGGCGTGCGCATGCTCGACGAGCGTCATGATCACAAGTGCCCGCATGGGCGCCGTTGCGCCGAGTTGTGGGTGGCGCAGCAGGACCGCGCCAACGCCAACCCGATCGCACGCGACGACGGCACCGAGCTGCTGTGCGCGCAGTGTGAGCGTGGCCGGGTGGACGTCGAGGACCACACCTGTGTCCCGCTGCCGTGCGCCGAGTGCGGGCGCCCGTGCATGGCTGGTGAGCACGCAGGCAGGTGCTTGGATTGTGTTGAAGGCAGGAACCCTTGGATGCATGCGGAGGTGGTTTGATGCGCCCCCACGTCATCGGCTCCCGCGACCACTCACGCGAGCAATGGGAACACGACGTGCCCGACGAGCTTGACGACCTGCTGCACGAGCAGGCTCCAGGCAGACAGCGACGCAACTTCAGGCTCGCGGTGCGCATGGCGTGGTGCCGAGCGGTGGAGAGTGGTGAGGGGATGGCGGTGGATTGTGGGACGCCGCAGCAGGTGGCGGTGGTGGGCCATGCGCGGGTGTTGTTTGAGCGGTTGCGGGGGAAGACGTGATTGCTGCGCTCTATGTGGCGACGGGTGGCTGTTACTACGGGCTGCCTGACGTTGACCCATGGGACGTCACGCGTGACGCGCGGCTCTACGCTGGGCCGCACCCGGTGGTGGCACACCCGCCGTGTGAGCGGTGGGGAAGGTTCTGGTTCGGCGGTCCGCAATGGCTCAAGGACGGACACCCGCGCAAGATCCTGGGCGACGACGGTGGATGCTTCACGGCAGCTCTCGCGGCAGTGCGCCGCTGGGGTGGTGTGCTGGAGCACCCGGCAGACTCCTCCGCATGGTACCCACGGGCTTATGGCCCCCCCCAGAAGTGGAGGCTGGGTCGTGGCTGACTTCTGTGGCGGGTGGACGTGTGCCGTTGCGCAAGGAAATTACGCCCACCGCGGGAACAAGTGGACTTGGCTCTATGCCAATGGCGTCGGGCTTCCGTCGCTCATTTGGGGCGTCAGTGACAAACGCGTCCTCCTTGCGGGGCTGAGCAAAGCCCGGCGAGAACGCGACCGTAGAACCGGAATCGTTCAGGCACTCTCAAAGAAGCAACGCACAGCCACACCGCTGCCGTTCCGTGACCTGTTGTTGTCCATGGCGCGCAGCGTGAGACGCGACGGCGCGCATGCGCGCGAGGACGCGTTGCGCTGACGTCAAGCGTTGACGCCAAAAATGCACAGTGCGCACAAACAGACGCCACCACAGGCGCAACGGGAAGCAACGCCAAACAAATGACTTTCATCCTCCGCCCCTATCAACTCGACGCTGCGTCAGCTCCATTCAAGTATTGGGAGCGCGGAGGGCCTGGCCATCCGTTGATTGAGATGGCAACCGGTACTGGCAAGAGCGCGGTGGCTGCCGAGATTTGCAGGCGCCTCGTGCAGGAATACGACACCAACGTCATCGTTGCGACACACCGCAAAGAACTCATCCAACAGGATGCCGACGCCATCCGTAGGCTGTGGCCGCATGCACCAGTAGGAATTTTCAGCGCTGGACTGAACTGCAAACGCATTGACCGCATCACCGTCGGTGGGATTCAAAGTCTTCTTCCGCAAGCGCGCAAGGCACGCATGACGGCGCCCGGTGTCGTCATCATAGACGAATGCCACCTCGTGAACCATGAGGAGTCGACGCAATATGCGTCATTCCTCTCCGTCATGCGTGAGGAGAATCCAGACATGCGCCTGATTGGATTGACAGCAACGCCCTATCGGTTGGGTCATGGGTTGTTGACGTCGGGTGATAGGGCAATGTTCTCCAGCATCGTCTACCGCACCGACGTGCTGGACATGGTAGCCAAGGGGTTCTTGTCGCCGCTTGTCACGCCCGCCAAGGCGGTCAAACAGATCAACCTAGACAAGGTTCGTGTGCACGCCGGCGAATACTTGCCGCGTGACATGGAGATGGTGTCCGACATCGACGAGGTCAACAACGCAGTAGCACGCGACGTGGCCGAAGCCCTGGCTGGCGGACGAACCAGCGCCATGGTGTTCGGCGTGACGATTGTGCACTGCAACCACCTGGCCGAAGCACTCAACAAGGCCGGCGTGAACGCGCAAGTGGTGCACGGTGAGACGTCGCCCATTGAGCGCACCGCAGCTCTGAACGCGTTCAAAGCGCGCCAGTTGGCATGCCTGGTGTCGTGTGATTTACTTACGACGGGCTTTGACGCGCCTGTTGTCGACGTCATTGCTGAGGTGCGCGCCACCAAAAGCCCTGGTCTGCATGTCCAGATTCTAGGACGTGGAATGCGCATTGCGCCTGGGAAAAAAGATGCGTTGCTTTTGGACTACGGCGGGAATGTCGAGCGCCACGGGCCCATCAGCAACATCCGAATTCCTGAGGCGCCCAAGGGTGAGGGTGCAGCTCCATTCAAAATCTGCCCGCAGTGCGCAGCCGAAGTGCCGGCTGGTGTCCGCATCTGCGTGCATTGCGATTACGAATTTCCACCACCGGAGGTGCACGTGGTCCCCACCGCGAGCAACGCGGACCCGATGGCGTCCAGTGGCGTGGAAGAACACGAAGTTGCGCTGGTAAACTGCAAGGTCCACATGTCCGCCAAGAGCGGCAAGAACACCTTGAAGGTTTCGTTTCTTGACGAGTCTTACATCCCCATCGTGTCTGAATACGTTTGCCTGGAGCACGACGGCTACGCACGCATCAAAGCAGAGAAGTGGTGGCGTGGGTTTTTCCTTTGCCCACCGCCAGCAACATGCGCAGAAGGGGTTGCCCTCTTCAATGCCGGAATGATGCGCCCGGTGCTGCTGATTGAAACGATTCAGGACGGAAAATATCGGCGCATCAAAAACGCCACGTTCGGCGGACCAGCACGGGAACCCGGGATGGACTTTGATGCGTCTGAACCGGCAGTCATCCCACCGAATCTGCAAGACGCCTTTTCTGACGGCGACGACATCCCCTTTTGAGCGCGGTGATCAATGAGCCTGATGGACGCAGCGCTGGAGTACGCAGCGCGAGGATGGCGGGTGTTTCCGTGCCGGCCTGGGACAAAGACCCCAGCGACAGAACGCGGATTCTATGACGCGTCCATCGATCCGGTTGTCATCCGCGCATGGTGGAAGAACACGCCCAACGCGAACATTGCCGTTTGGACTGGCACCGTCAGCGGGCTGTACGCCATCGACGTCGACGACCCGTCGCACCCGTTCATCAACATGTTGCCAGCCACGCTTTGTTCGCGTACCCCGCGTGGGGGGAGCCACTTTCTCTATGCGCTGTCTGAACCGCTGCCCGGCACCGTGGGCAGCAACCCCGACGATGCCAAGAACAAGTTTGGCTACAAGGTGGACTCCCGTGGTGATGGCGGATATTTGCTGCTCGCGCCCAGTGTTGTCGACGGAAAACCATACACCTGGATTGATGCAGCGGCACCTTTGGCGCCATTGCCTCAATTCATTCTCGACATCATGCGCCCAAAGAAAGCGGAGCGCATCCCCTACATTCCGTCAACCGTCACCGGGCACGGCACCAGCAAATGGGGGACCCGCACCCTGGAGTTGGTCTGCGCGGACATGGCCGCCGCCAACGAAGGCGGGCGCAACAACACGCTGAACACATGCAGCTTCCGTGTGGCCCAGGCCGTGGCCGGCGGGCACATTGACGAATGGGAAGCCCGCAACGCGCTCCTGGACGCCGCGGTATCCACCGGGCTCCCAGAGAAGGAAGCCAAGCGCACCATTGACAGCGGATTCAAGGGCGGCCTGATGGCGCCACGTGGACCCGCCGCGCAGCCGGACCCGCTTGGCGGGGCAATGATTGTCTGCGAAACGGAAACCGAAGTTGTCGATCACATGCCAGAGCCGGAGAAACCATTTTCCACGGTGCTGGCTGAGCAGAACCGTGACGCCGCCATGTGGGATCTACTCAATGACATCCACAGCCTTGGGGGCATCTGCGAGACATTCCCGCAATGGGTGATGGACGGCGCCGAATACCGCCAGCCAGGTTTAACGTTGGGCGCGCTGCTGGCGCTGGGTGCCGTATTGGCGGGCAGGCGGTTCCTGTTCGATGGGATGACGTCAGGGCTCTACGTCTGCGCTATTGCCGACACCGCTGAGGGGAAGGGCCGGCCGCAGTCATGTCTCAAGCGCCTCTTGGGCCAACACTGGAGCAGCACGCTCGGTCCGGCTGACTTCTCCAGCTCTGCGGCAACCGTTGAGCGCGTGCGCGAGGTGACCGGCAAGGGGACAGGTTCCTTGATGGTTGTCGACGAGTACGGAGCCAAATTGAAAACGCTGCTGGACCCGCGTGTGTCGGGCCATCAGAAGGACCTGCGCGCCATATTGCTGGAACTGGCTACCATCGGAACAGACAACTTCTACCCGGCGCAATCCCTTTCCCGTGGTGGTGAAACGCTGTGCATCAGGGCACCGTCTCTGTCGGTGTTCGGGTGCAGCACCCCGCAGGCCCTCCATGATGCCGTGCGTGCCATGTCTCTCAAAGACGGCTTCCTGGGCCGACACGTGTTTGTGAAAGCCCTGGCCAGGTTGCCGATGCGGAATTGGGAAAAGCCCGGCGATGATTCACCGCCGGCGTTGCTGGTGGAGCAGGTGGAAACCATCAAGGTGGGGCATGAAGCCTGGCACAAGTCTCTGCCACCCATCGGCAACAGCAAAAACGGCGATCCGTTGTTTCTCTACGAACCCGTCGTGATGCCGGACGATGGAGCCATTGCCGTGTTCCGCGCCTACGCCGAAGCGCTGGATGCCCGCCGCCGGGACCACACCGACGGAGATATCCCATCCCAGCTCCTTGGACGCGCCGGAGAATACGCCAAGCGCGTAGCCATGGACATGGCGATGCTGAGTCAACCGCATTGCCCTGGTGCTCCACCGGTCACCGCGGTCCTCATGCAGCTCGCAATTCGGATTGTGGACGCGTCCATGGAAACGCTCGCCTCCAGCATTGAAAAGCACGCAGCCGAGAATCAGCACGAGGCCGACCGCAAGAAGGTGATTGCGGTCATCAAAGAGAACACCGCGGCAGACGGGTGGATCAGCTACCGCGACATCTTGCGCAAAGTCCGCAGCATCAAGGCCAACGAACTGGAAGACATGGTCAAGCGCCTGGACGCTGAGGGCGCTGTATCCATGAAGCAGGTCAAGCGCACGGGAAGCGGTGGGCGCACCACTGTGATGCTGCGCCTTCAAGAGGTGGTGTGATGCAACTCAATCGCGAACAGGAAGCCGCGGTGGAGATGGCAGACAGGGCCGCACGCGCTGGCGCTGGCGTGTTCCGGCTCAGCGGTCCCGCTGGCACAGGCAAGACCACCGTTCTCAAGCAGATCATGGCAGACAACACCGGTGCCATTCTGCTGACACCCACCGGGCGCGCGGCAATGAGGGCGCGCGACCTCACGGGCTACGCGGCCGACACCATCCATCATTGGCTCTACCACCCGTCGTCAGACGGCAAGACCGGCGTCACCTTCCGCCAAAAGCCAATGGAGGAGATTTCCGACGCGCCCCTCCTGGTGGTGGATGAGGCCAGCATGGTGTCGCGTTCCATCTGGGCCGACCTGTCGCGCACGGCTGCCACCAAGGGCATCCCGGTGCTGCTGGTAGGTGACGGGTTCCAACTTCCACCGGTGGACATGTCTGCCGGTGAACCGTTCTCCGTGTTCGCTGATGACTTTCCGGTTGACCACTCTGTCACGCTCACCGAGGTATTCCGCCAGGCGCTGGGTTCGCCGGTGATGCGCGCCGCCACCGGCATCCGAGGCTGTGACTCATTTGGGGAAGCCGTCGCCATTGCACGCGCGGAACTGAACATCATCACAGATCCGGTGGCCGAGAGTGCACGACTGTACGCCGATGATCGTGATCACGTGATCATCTGCCATAAGAACGACACCCGCATCGCGCTCAACATCAAGATGCGTCACGCGCTGTTGGGGCTCAACCCACGTGACGACGTGGCACCAAATGAACCGCTGCTGGTGCGCCGCAACGTGCGTGATCTGGGCATCTACAATGGTGAGGTGATCCCGGCACCGGTGTTTGATTCAACCAAAACCATCGACGACTACGGCAGCACCTCAGCGCTGTTCCACTGCGCATCACTCCCGCTGGGACGCATTGCAATGCACCAGCCCACCATTCGGACTGGACGGGACAAGGAAATCCCCAACCGGATGGCAGACGAACTCAAGAGCCGTGGGTTGCACCTGGTGCTGGCCAATCTTGGCTACGTGCTGAGCTGTCACGCCGCCCAGGGCAGTGAATGGGAAGACGTTGTGCTGGTGCTGGAGGACAGCCTGCGCGTGATGCCCATCCAGGAACGCATCCGATGGCTCTACACGGCCGTTTCCAGGGCCATGACCTCCGTATCGATCAGCTGTTGAATTTCGCGCTGGCAATCCGCTGGCGCCACCGGTAGAAGGTTCGCTGCCCAATGATGCCGTGCCTCCTTTTCAGGCCAGCCCCGGGCGCCAATCAAAGCGCATGCCAACCAAACTGGACTTTTCCAGTGTCCCCAGCGTCACTCCAGTGTCCCGCGTGTTTTTGGGTCGAGTGTCGACGTCAAATTTCCAGTGTCCCCAGTGTCCCATTGTCCCGCTAGTACTATCCGGCGGAGGTTGAAAACTGAGACAGTGTACCCCCCGGACAATGGGACACTGGGGACACTGGAAAAGTGCGTGCTTTTGTCATAGTAGTTGATCTTAATTTCTTAATAATTTCTTAAGCTTATATACTGCAAGCAAAAGTCAGGCTAGAAGTTTTTGACTGGAATCAGTTCGGGACACTGGGGGACGCCCGGGACACTGGAAAAGCTAGCGCCTTGGCCAGAGGTTACAGCCAGCCGGCGTGGACGAACCGGTGCGGGGACGAACCAGAACCACCTTGCCGCGCCAAGGCGCACGGTGCGCAGGGTACCGGTGGAGGTGGGGAGATGACCGCATTGACATCAAGGGCCGTGCTGAATGCCGCACGCAAGGCCGTCAAGGCCGCCAAGAGAGAGTCAGAGCCAGCCGGTGTGGAGTGGTGGGAGGTCGACCTGGCGCTACGGAACGTGGGCCACGCGCTGGTGGCACTGACGTGCACCGGCCGCGTGCCTGGGCTGTGGGAGTGGCGTCACTTCACACCGGACAAGCCGCGCACCATCCCGCTGTGGCGGCTCAAGGACATTGCGCTGCGCTGTGGTCTGGACCACATCCCCGGCCATCCAATGTGGAATCTGATCCGCGCCGAGGAGGCCCGCTGTGCTGACTGACTCAGATGTGGACCGCATTGAATCTTGGGCCAACAGTGTCGCCAGGGACCCAGTGTCGCGGCGTGACGTCTTGACTCTGTGCGCCACGGTGCGGGAACTGCCGGCGCAGGGACAGGAGGACCACACAGCGCGGGTGATTGCTCTGGCGGCAATCGACGGATGGAACAGGCTGGTGGCCGAGCGTGACGCTGCCCTTGCGCGCGTGAATAAACTTGAAGCTCAGCTCGCCCGCGCCAACCTTCGCGTCCGCGCAGCGCGCTGACGAAATTGCTGGCGCGCGGCGCTGCACCATGAGCCTTTAAACGAATGGAAACCAAGCCGCAGTTATTCCAGCGCGGTGGCCAGGGTGGACCCGGCCGCCCACCACGCGCCATCGAACGCGAGTACCTGCATGCGGCCATGACTGCGGTGCCGGCTGAGCGCTGGGGGCGCATCCTGGCGCGCCTGGCGGACTTTGCGGAGGGGGTGGCCGAGACGGCGGTCAAGCACGCGGACAGCATTGCCGCGGCACGCAGCCTGGGCGGGATTCTGTCGGGCGCAGCTGCAGGGCTGGGCGACCCGACGCGAGACAGCGCGTACGACTGGAGCCGGCTGTCGGTGGAGAAACAGAAGTTACTGCAGGCGCTGCTGATTGAAGCGCGCGTTCCACAAAACACAAAAGAGGGGACACCACCATGACCAAGAAACTCTATTCACTGACTCCTGGGCACAAGAAAATCCTCGCCACGTGGGCAGACAAGTGGATCGCCAACGCGCGGTCTACGAAGGCAATGACCGCGGAAGATCGGGCCGCAACCGTCAAGGCGGTGGTCGGCCTGTATGAGGCTGCTGGCATGAAGCCGCCACCGGTCGAGCGGATTGTGTTTGTGCCGTCTCCGTTTGTTGCGCGTTTCGCAACTGGCGCCGCTGCATGGATCTGGCACTGCCGGAAGAATCCCACCACCGCCGCCACCGCCGCCGCCACCGCCGCCGCCGCCACCGCCACCGACGCCGCCGCCACCACGCGCACCGACGCCGCCGCCGCCACCGACGCCATCGACGCCGCCACGCGCGCCACCATCGACGCCGCCACCGCCACCACCGCCACCATCGCCACCATGCGCGCCGCCACCACCGCCGCCGACGCCATCGACGCCATCGATTTGTCGCGGTGGTTTATTGACGGCGGTTGCGCTGGTGCAGTCCTCAAAATCGCAGGCCAGGGTGGTTTGGATGTGGCTCGTAAACTCTGGTACTGGAACTCAGGCAATCTCTACAACGGCTGGTATCTCGCTTATCTGTCGTTCTTCCGTCAGGTCGCAAAACTTCCGATCGATTGGAGAAAGTGGGTCCATTTCGAAAACGCCGCTGTGCATAGCGGGCCGCGGTACATGCATCCCGAGTTTTGCATTGTCTCAGACCGCCCAGAGCGTCTGATGGTTGACGCGCAACACCGCCCACACTGCGATGACGGACCATGCATGCGGTGGCGTGATGGCACCGCCATCTACATGGTGCACGGTGTTCAGACGCCAGCCTGGATCATTGAGCGCCCAGAGACGATCACGGCGGCGGCCATTGACGCAGAGAAAAACGCAGAGGTCAGGCGCGTGATGGTTTCAAAGATGGGGATGGAGCGTTACCTGCGCGACGGCAACGCCAAGCTCGTGCACAAAGACGCCCGCGGGAAGCTGTTTCGCAAAGAGCAGGCGGGCGACGAGGCGATCTGTATGCTGGAGGTAGTGAACTCGACGCCGGAACCGGATGGAAGTTTCAAGCACTACATGCTGGGCGTTCCGCCGACGGTGCGCACGGCGTCGGAAGCGTACTCATGGACGCGACCCAATGACTGGCTTGGTGACGCGCTCAATGGAAACCGCGCCCAGGCAAACCCAAGCGTTGAAAGCTGACAAACCACACACAAAGGAGCAAACAATCATGAAGACGATCACGAACGGCGAGGCACGGCAGGGTGATGTATGGCTGGTCCAACTCAAGGCGCTGCCGAAGGGGTTGGTACCCATGCAGCGCGAAGGCGGGCGCGTTGTGCTGGCCCACGGTGAGGTCACCGGCCACGCACACGCAATCAGTGACAAGCACGTGCGCCAGTTCCGCGCCGCCGATGGTGCGCCGACGGTTGATGGCGCGGGAGTGAAGTTGCGTGCGGGCACGGGGCACCCGGCGATCAGTTACCTGGAGGTGGTCGGGGAACCCTGTGCGCTGATGCATGAGGAGCACGAGACGATTGTGATTCCGCCGGGTGTGTACGCGGTTCCGTTGCAACGCGAGTATGTGCGTGGGGAAATTCAGCGCGTCGCGGACTGAAACGCGTTGCGCTCGACGCTGCACGGTGAGCGAGTGATGCGCGGAGGTGGGGCGCATGGCTGACGTCACCGCATGGAACAAGGGCAACTGCCGCATGGTCGGCGCTGTGCGTTGGAGACTGGAAGACCGCGGCGCAAACAAGTGGCTCCCTGGCGTGTGGCGCCTGTGGCGTGAGGACATGGGCATGGAGCCGTACACCTGCCGGGCCACCTACTCCCCACAGCGCTTCAAGACCCTGCGCGCTGCGCAGCTCTGGGCCACGCGGCTGATCCGCGCAGAGGTGCGGCGTGCTGAGTTGCTGGCCAAGCGGCGTGGTGCGCGGCTTGATGCGGACATTGTGCGGTTGGAGCGGAAGCCGCGTGTGGGGCGCGCATGACCACCGTCCACGTGAGCGCTGCTGACGTCATGGCGTCACTTGGCTGTGCACAGTCCACCGCCTATGAGCACCTGCGGCGGGCAGCCGTGGCGCATGGACGGGCGCCGCACCAGCGTGGTTTGCTGCGGGTGCCTCTGGCTGTTTGGGAGACGTATTGGCTTCAGCAGAACCAACCAGAAGGTGCGTGGCTGCCGCCTCGGCAAGGCCGCCCACCGGTCAACCTCACCGACGCATCATCACTACGCAAATCGATCCTCGACGGTACATCCACGTGTGAAGTCTGTGGGTGGTATTGTGGCGGGTTGTCTGTTCTTGACGCTCACCACATTGTGTCCCGACAGGCGGGTGGTTCAAACAGCGTCGAGAATCTTGTGGTCCTCTGTCCAAATCATCACCGCCTCGCACACGCGCTGTGGGGAACAAAACGCTACTCCGGACCGCCTAGTCGCATTGAACTGGTGACAAAACTCCGCGAAGCAGAAGGGGCCGGCACATGACCTTCGAGGACACACTGCGCCAATTGATTCGCGAGGAAATCTGCGCCGCGCTCAGGGACATGGCGCCCACCGTCGAGATGCTGTCCATCGAAGAGTCGGCCGCGCTGGCGAAGGTGAGCCGGACCACCATGCAGCGCTACCTCAAGGACGGCGTGCTGGTGCGCCACGGAAAAGGCAAGCTCACGCGTGTCCGGCGTGCGGATGTGCTGGCGCTGCTGGACAACGGGCTGCCGCCGGTCAAACCTGCTGCGGAGTCTTGGTTGGTGCGGGAACAACGGAAGGCTGGGTGATGCGGATGACCTGTGTCTTGCACGGAGAAGTCTGGTGCACGTGCAATTCAGTTCCGTGGGAGATGGTCAAGCACGACAAAGGCGCCCGCATAGCTGAGTTGCGGATGGTCGCTGGTATCACGCTGCGGGACATGGCCACGAAACTCAAAGTGACACCAACATACCTTGGAGAGGTTGAGCGTGGACGTCGTTACATCAGTGCCATTATGGACCTTAGCCTGCGTGAGCATCTTCCCGGTTACGGGCCTCCGGTGGCTGGGTGATGGGCACCGTCTACGCGCGCGGCAACAAGCTGTGGATCGGCTACGTCACCGCAACTGGGAAGCGCCGCCAGGTGCCGACTGAACACCGCCCAGGCGACGAGCCCAAGGCGCGCGCTGACCTTGCCGCGCTGGAGGCTGGAGTTAAAGCGCAACGCCGGTTGGCGCCCAACGGCGTGTTGACGGTGAACGTCTACGCGCAGCAATGGCTCAAGGCCCGCGAGGCCCGCGGGCTCAACACCGTGCGGGCAGACCGGTCCCGCCTCAAACACCATGTGCTGCCGGCGCTTGGCGAGCTGCCGTTGGCCGCAGTGGAACCGTTGCAGTGCATGGCGGTGGTGGATGCCATGAATGCCAAGGGGCTGGCCCCGCGCACCGTGCTCAACACGTGGGGGGCGCTTCACCGGATGTTCGCTGACGCGCTCTTTGAACGGCTGATCCCGGCGTCCCCGGCTGTGCTCCCGCGTGGTCGCCTGCCAGTGAAGCGTGACGCTGACCCAGAGTGGCGCGCCGGTGCGTCATACGACGCCGAGGAAGCCGTGCGCCTGATGAGTGACCTCAGGATCCCGCGCTACCGGCGTGTCCTGTATGCGCTGTGCCTGCTGGGTGGGTTGCGCTCCAGTGAGGCATGTGCCCTGCGCTGGCGCCACTGGGACCCAACCATGGAGCCCCTGGGCCGCCTGCTGGTGGCTGGCAGTTGGAGCTCAGCGCGTGGGGTGGTGAAGGGCACCAAGACCGGCGGCGTGCGCAGCGTGCCCGTGCACCCACGGCTGGCCATCATGCTCACCGCGTGGAAGGCGCAGTTTGGCGCGGGCGCAGAAGACCCGATCCTGCATGACGGTGACGCCGTGATGAACGAAAACACCAACCGCAAGCGCCTGCATGCGGACTTGGCGTTGCTGGGGATGCGGGACCGCGGTGTGCACGACATGCGCGCCACCCACCAGACGCTGCTTGAGGACGCCGACGCCAAGGAGCGCATTTGGAAGCGCTGGACGCATGGCGATCCGCACGACGTGGTGGGCGGGTACCTGCGCACCCGGTGGGCCAAGCGCTGCCAGGAAATGATGAAGGTCACCCTGCCCGACGCCGAGAAAGCCGCTACACCCGCACTACAGGCCGCGGATGTAGCGGATATTACTTGGTCTTTTGGATGGAGGCGGTGGGAATTGAACCCGCCGCCACGCCTCACGCTGCTGCATGGTGATGGTGAAAGCGCAACGGAATCAATGGGTGTTGCGGGTGGTGTGGTGCTGCGTGTGGCTACTGGCCAGGGCGATTGTAGTAGCGCTACTACAGTGCTGCCGCACCTCGACGCTGCGGTGCACGCGGCGGCTGTTGATGGGCCTGGGTCTGCGCACGTGGTTGATGCTCTTTGGCTGGCGCTGTTGGCGTTGGAGCGGCGTGCATGACACGAGGAGTCACAGTCCCAGGACAGGCGTGGGCTTCTCCGCGTGCGGACGCGTCAAAACAGGTGCCGCGTGGTGCGGTTGTGTCACGGTTGAGGCTGGTGAAAACTGGAGGTGGGTGATGTGGCGCTTTTTTCTTTCTCTGATTGGCGGCACCGACCCACGGCGTTGCCCTGAGTGCCGCGACACGGACCCAGAACACATCGCCGCTGTGCGCGGTGTTGATGGGTTCTGCGGCAACGCTGTGTTCGGAATCTGCTACACCGACAAGGAAAAACCTCTGACGCGTGCAGGACGCGTTTTGTGGCAGTTCCGGCACCAGTCCACCGCGCGCCGGCTGGCGCGGCCGCGCTTGGCGCAACGCGCATTCCTGTACCGGTTCATCCGTCACCGTGCCGCTTCTCCGCACGGACGGCTACGGCACACGCATGTGGCTATGACCACCGCGCTCTGGACTTCCGTAGCGCACGGTGAGACACTGACGTCATGACATCGCGCCTCTTGAAAATGAACGACGTGAGCATTCCGGTGCGAGCCAGCGACATGTCAAAGAAAGACACAAGCAAGTTGCTCTTTGGACAGGTGCCGCTGACGTTTCACGTGCCAAAGGGCGCGGTTTTCGCTGTGGACAGTTACGGTTTTGAGCAACTACCGGGATTGCGCGAATCACTCAAGTTCTCGTCGCTAGCGGCTGCATGCGCGTGGGCAACTGGATTGCGCGACGTCTCTGCCGCGATGGCGGAGAAGATGCAGGCGGGAACAGGGCACGAGTATTACAGCGTGATGTACGGCGACGATGTTGCGCGCGCCTTGGCTGAGACAGAGCGCCGGTGCGTGGCGGAGCAGCGCCAAGCACAACGAATGGGGCTCGCGTGAGCAAGCAACAACGCTTGGCCAAGAAGCAGCGCCGGACATGGTGGCGCCGTTTCCATGCGTTCATCCACGCTGCCCACCAGAAGGGCCTTGGACAACTTCAGCGTGACATGGCAACGATGACAAACCCAACGGACGAAGTCGTCATAGGCACCCTGCGCGCCGGTTTATCCCGCGGCAAATGATTGTCTCCGAGGAAGACCACGCGCGCCTCGACGTTGACCTCGCGCGCCAGATGAGCCTCGCCGAATTCGTGCAGCAGAGCTGGCACGTGCTGGAGCCCACCACCCCGCTGGTCTGGGGCTGGCACATGCAGGCACTGGCCGACCACGTCGAGGACATGCTGTTGCAGTGGGTGGCGTCACAAGGTGGTGGTCCGCCTCCGTCGGTGCAAAACGCAATCTTCAACGTGCCGCCGGGCAGTTCGAAGTCCAGGATCGTGAGCGTCTGCGCGCCTGCGTGGCTCTGGATTCGCTACCCGAGCGCACGCATCCAGGCGGTGAGCGCCAACCCGCGCGTTGCCGTGCGTGACAGCGGGTACTGCCGGGACCTCATCCTCTCCGACTGGTACCAGGACACATTCAAGCCCGACTGGCAGCTCAAGGACGACGCCAACACCAAGACGCTCTACCTCAACACCGCCGGTGGGCACCGCGCCGCGTGGGGCGCGCTCGCGAAGATCACTGGGGCTCGCGCCGATCTAACAATCTATGACGACCTCATTGACGCCCGCGACCGCAACAGCATCGCAAAGCGCGAGGCCATCAACGATTGGCTGGCTGCAGCTGCATTCTCCCGCGTCAATGACGAGCACCGCTCTCTACGCATCATGATTGGCCAGCGGCTTCACCAACTGGACCCGCCAGGGTTCATGCTGACGACGCTGCCGGACAAATGGCACGTGCTCATCATCCCGCAGGAGTGGGAGGAAGATCAGCGCCGCACATCATGGATGGGCTGGACCGACCCGCGCACCGTTGATGGTGAACTCATGTGCGAGGCCCGCTTTGACCGGGAGGCGGTCAGGTCCGCAAAGCTGCTCCTGGGTGCCGCAGGCTACGCCGGCCAGCACCAGCAGCGCCCATCCGCGGCCGTGGGCAACCTCTTCCGGCGCGCCTGGCTGGTGAAGCGGTGGACGCCAGAAACTCTCCCGCCCTACTTCCAGCGCGTGTGGATCAGCGCAGACTGCGCCAACGAACTGGTCCCCACCAGCTGGGTGGTTGTGCAATGTTGGGGGTCCAGCAGCACCAGCCGCTACCTGCTGGACCAGCGCCGAGACCGCGTCTCTCCGTTGGCCACCGAGCAGATGATCCGTGACGGGCACGCGCAGTGGGTGAAGCGGTTTGGCCGCGTTGACGCAACCATCGTCGAGAAGAAGGCCGCCGGCCCCGCGGTGATTGAGCGGCTGCGGTTGGTGCTGCTTGGCGTGACGCCGTGGCCGCCCAAAGGCGTGCAGATGTCGTCGAAGGAGGAACGTGCGGCCGCGGTGTCCCCGCAGATAGAGGCGGGCAACGTGTGGCTGCCTGACCCAGGGATGCCGGGCTACGCGTGGGTGGCGGAGTACGTCGAGGAGTTGGTCAACTTCCCGAACGCTGGCGCGGATGACCAGGTGGACTGCACCACGCAGGCCCTGCAGTACGGCCAGGGGATGGGTGCGCACGCGCTGAAACTGGGCGATGACTTTGTGAAGCGCGGTCAGGTGCCGAACCGGTGGAAGATGCGGTGATGGTGTGGCAAAGCGCCCCCCCCCCCATCCATCGTCACTTTGCCGCGGGCTTGTTGAGGAGCGGCTTGGTTGCCGGATCCGGCTGGCGTGGCTGGTGGCCCGTGACGACGGCGGGCTTGCTGGGAGTGACGACGGCGGGCTTGATGGGGGCGGTGTACTGATTGTTGGACATGGTGGTTCTCCTTGGTTGTTGTTGAATCAAGGAGCAACAGCCATGCCGCGCTGGCACTGACCGCTTATGCTTGTGACCACTGCGCACGACACGCTGCTGTGCTAGGGATGGTGGCGGCTGGGATGTGGCGACCGCGTCGAGCACGGAGAACGTCACAAACTGACCAGCCTCCACGCGCCGAAGTGCGATCATTTTCACCGACGTCATTTCCGCACCCGAACCATCCCAGGCCTGTCCGGCACCACCAGGCGCGCCGGCTCCGGGAACACTTCCGACGCCGGAATAATGGCGCCATCAGCACCGCAGAACTCGACCCCGTGCGGGCAGATGACCTCGACGACCAGCATCACGCCACCGGTCTGCTTCGCGCGCACGCAGTCAACGACGCGCGCATTGGCGAGCGTGGCACCGTCCTCAAAGGAGACGCTGGAGGCCGGGCCGCCCATGTGGACGCGGGTCACGGCGTGTTCGGATGCCCGTGGCGGGTCGAGTGCGTTGTCGGCAGTCATGCGATCACCTTCAGTAGCAGCGAGATGGCGACAACGCCGATGGCAAGGCACACGCCCACCAGCGACGCCACGGCAAAGCCGGACCAGAACATCACGCGCAACTGCCGGGCGGCCTCAATCCCATTCTGCGCCTCTTCCATGCGCGCCTTGAGGTCCGTGCCGGTCAGCTTGTCTTGAGTGGTGATCATGGCGTCGCCACAAACGACCACGAACGGTCCTCGCTATTCCATTGAAGACCGCCGCGCGGATGTTTGAGCTCGAGCCATTGGCTGTTGAACGCATCCAGGGTTCGCTGCGTCAATTCCGGGCCGCGGCTCAGCGCCATTTCCTGCATCTTGGTCTCCGTGATCACCATCCCGGTCTCCGGGTTTCGGTGCCGCTGGAATAGATTCTTGACGAGCGTCATGTCCACGCGCGCAGTAACGGAGCCATGGGAATGCGTGCGTGCCGGGTTGAATGCTGGTGCCGCGGCTGCCTTCTGACGCTGCCGTCGACGCTCAGAGGCGCCTTTGCGGTTCAATTGCATGTCAGCCTTGGCGCGTTTCTCGTCGTGGTCCAGGCACCCACGCAACGCGTAGTCCAACCGCGGAATGCGCTCCTCCGGCGGAATGCGTCCAACCCAGCCGTGCCTGTTCTTCCCGTGCGTCCGCGATTCGTTGCTCATGTCTTTGCTCTCCGTGTTCCGTCAGCGGCCCGCAGGCCATCCAGTGTCTGTCCAAGCGCGCCCAACTCATCGTCGGTCAACAAATCCCACGTGACAGCCAACCGTAACGCCACCGCCTTGCGCTGCTCCCCGTGCGCCACCAGGGACACGTAGCCGCGTTGCGTGACGTACGCGCCAACCAGCGATTCCGGGGACACGCCAATGCAAGCCGCCGCCAGCCTGGTGGCGTCCAGGCTCAGCGGACCGCGCAGGTTCGCCTCCACCTGCCGGATGTGGGTCTCCGACATATCCAGCGCCCGCGCCAGCTTTGAAACGCTGACGTCAGCCTTCTCGCGCAACTCGTGGAGCTGGTCACCGTAGGTTTTCACCCACCAAGCAATGCGCACCGTGCTGGCTGGGTGTCCACCTTTGTTTTTGCCTCCAATGGTGGACCCGCGTGACATGCGCCCATGAAGCGCGCGCACTGGCTGGCCGGGTTCATTCTTGTGGCGTTGTTCTCACCAGGCGCCAACGCGCACGTCGACGAGAGCCTTTGGCTTCCTCTGGTCGGCGCCTCGGTGCCGCATGACCCCGACTTTGCCCGCAATGACCGGGTCATGTGCATCCCACCCAATCTCTACAATCTGGTCAACAACCCGGACGCCGGCGGAGACCGCGGGTTGGTGGTCCCGTTCGTCAACAACGACGCCGGACTCATCACCTTTGCCCCCAACGAGGTCACCGTCCTGGCGGTGTCACCAGACGGTGGCATCAACGCCACCACGCCCATCTATGTCTGCTTCATGGAAGGGCTCACGCGCGCGAACTTCCGCGAGACCTGCGTGTCAGGACCGCTGTGCCCAACGTGTCCAGCTGGTGTGCGTTTCAGTACCAAGGTCAACACGCTCAACCGCCGCGTGGTGTGCATTGTGGACACCACCGTGGACGCTGGGCGCTGGGCCCCGGCCGGGTTTGCCCGATGAGGCGCGCACTGCTTCTGCTGGCGTTGCTGGTGACCCCGGTGGCGCGCGCGGACGACGCCTTTCCGCCACAGGTCGGCAACACCGGTGCTGCCGGCGGCGCCAATGGCGTTGCCATCACGCCCACGTCGGTGACGGCCACGGGCGACGTGTGCGGCGGGACTGCGACTGCCACTGACGACCTGTCGTGCCTACATGTGACGACCGGCGGCGAAGCCCGGTTCAGTTCACTTCTGACTCCGCCCGACCTTGCAGCAGACGTAACCATCACGACGCCTGCGGTCACCGGCACGCTGGCCATCCTCGGCGCAAACACGTTCACAGGCCTGCAAACCACCGTGGGCATCACCAACGGCACCACGGCAATCACCAACTCGTCCACGCTGGACCAGCAGGGGGCCATCGCCAACAGTGGGCCCGCGGTGCCGACGGGCGGCGTGGCTGGTCAGGTCTGGATCAACGATGTTGACGGCGTCACCAGCAGTGGGCCTTTGTATGTTAAAAGTGCGACGATGCCGACCTTGTCGGTTCCGTGGTTGTTTGCTGCGGCACCAAGCGCCGTTACTATAGCAGGCACTTCTTACACCGCCGTCATCAATACTGACGCCAATGTAACCAACAACGGCTCCTCGTCGGTGGTTGGCCTTTACGTTCTTGATGACACCACTACGCTTTCCAGCGGCAGCCCCGTCTATTGGGGCATTGCGTCAGGGTCCGGCAATAACCGCACCGTCACCGGGGCCGGCGCCACCTTTAACCAGTTCTATGCTCGCCCGGCCGCCATCACCCAGACGTCCGGGACGGCTACCAGTAACGGCCTGAGCGTTCTTATTCCCGCGTCCGCGTCTATCGTCACGGGCGGGACGATGAACGGCATAATCATAGTTTCGCCAACCACGTCAGGTCCAGCGGCTGGCACGTTGACCGGGCTGAAGATCGACAACCTGACGTCGGCCGGCGCGGGCACAGAGAACGCGATCACCGTCGGCACTGGGTGGGACAATCAGATCAATGCCACCGGGTTCACCGTGGACGGCGACGGCGACACCACGGCGTTGACCTACAACACCGTCACCAACTGCACGGACAGTTCGGGTGACGCGGCATGCGCTGCGGCAGTGACCGGCGCCATTGTGATTGACGCAGGCGACACCGACACCATCGTGAACACAACGGCTGTGACTGCAAACAGCAACATCATAGTGATGTTTGATTCATCGCTAGGAACGCGCCACGGCGCCATCACATGCAACGTGACCGCGGCACTGCCGACCATCAGCGCACGCTCTGCTGGTTCATCGTTTACCGTCAAGACAGACGTTGCCCCGATAACGGACAAGGGTTGCTACACCTTCCTGTTTGCGGATTGAGGGAACCATGAAGCGCTTTCTGTTGTTGTTGCTTGTTGCCGCTGCTGCCCCCGTGCTGGCCGCGTCAATCTGGAAGCCGGTCACGTTTGGTAAGCGCGTGCTCGGCCCCGTCATCCAGCGCGGTGTTGTTGACGCGGCCGGCAAGCCCGTGCTGGGGCCGATGGATACCGCCGGAAACCGCGATCAACTCACCGAGCCGATCCAGACGCACAAGTGGGCCGGCGACTTCCGCTGGATGACTTTTGCCGTGGACAGCGAAGGCGCGTTCAACGTCACCGGCGCAGTGTGCCCCTCACTGGACGCGGCCAACCCCGACAGCACGGGTGTTGAGTCAGGCAAGTGCCGCGGCGGGAACGTCCAGGCGCTGGTGTTGACCGCCGCGCAGATCAAAGCGCTGGAACCGTTCTATTGCGCACTGGCGAAGCAGGCCAAGGCAGCGACCGTGGGGTGCCCATGAAAACCAGCTTGAGCCACGAAAGCGCATTGTCGGAGCGCGAGATTATCGCGGTAGTCGAGGGGTACGCATTACGCCGTGGACGTGTCCAGGGCGCCGTGTTTGGTGCGCTGTTGCTCGCCGCTATCAGCGCGTCAGCCGCCGCCATCACGTTTGCCAGCGCCGTCATCCCGCTCGCCGCCGCGACGGACGCCAACTACCTCTGCTATCACCGCAAGGGTCCTGGGGACTGGGAAGTCACTGGACCCGTGTGCCCCAAGCTCGACCCGTTGAAGGTGACCGGATTTCAACCCGCGGGGTGCAGCAACCTGACGGCGACCATCGCCACGCCCAGCGGCGCGGTGTTGACCGATCTCAAGGCCAAATTCAACTTGCTGGCACAACTCGCCCCCGGCGCGTGCGGCGTTGACCCTTGTCCCGTGGCGCCGTGACCCATGCGCTTCATTCTCCCCGCCGCGACAGACAAGCAACGCATTGCAGCGTTGGAGAGCGACGCCAAACGCCTGCGCGCCCTTGTCGTGGATTTGGCGGAAGCGCTGCACCAACACGCACGGACTGACTGCGCTCCTGACGAGGCAATCCCGTTCATGCGGCGATTGGTTCGCCGGGCCAAGGCGGTGGCCAAATGAACTGCCCAACCTGCCACCGGCCGAATGACGACGACGCGCAAGGCGTTGTGGTCCCGTCGCGCCTGCTGGAGCGGGGGGTGCTGGCGTTGGAGCAGATTGTGCGGGAGTTGGTCGTGCTGAACCTGAGGCGAGGTGGAACCTTGCCGACGCTTATCCTCGCGCTGGTAGCGTCGCAGGGCTGTGCCTTTGCAGTGCTGGCGGCTGAGTTGTCCCCGTGCCGCTCCTACGCGGACACGCGCTACGAGCCCATGCGTTACACCGCGTACGACGTGCCCAGAACCACGCCCACCAAGCGCGGCATCCCGGTGGGGCCGGGCGTCGACGGTGCCCGCGTGGACGCCCTTACCGCGGAGGTGGAGGCGTGCATGGGCGGGAAGGTGCGCGGCTGCGCCATTCACGCGGTGATGGTGGCGCCAGACTGGCGCTCGCTCAACGGCGGCCCGCAGGTGTTCCCGTGCGCCGACCAACTCGACGGCTGGTGCCACGGCATCAACCAATGGCCTGCCACCATCGTCACGACGCCAGACCTCCACGCCTTCAAGTGGGAACTCGTCCGAATGTTGACGAAGTCAACACCGACGAGGTGCACATGACGATCGAAATCGGCGCGATCATTCTGGCTGGAATCAGCATCGCGGGCACCGCGCTGATGAGCACGCTCACGTGGCTCTATCGCGCGCGCGAGTCCGAGATTCAGCGCGGGCACCGTGACACCAACGAGCGCCAGCAGAAGCAGATTGATGACCTGGAGGAGCGCGTTCGGTCGTTGCAGAAGGATGAAACCACCAAGGCGCTGGAGGTGCGCGTCCGCGGGATTGAACAGACCGGCGGTGAGCCAGTTCGCTCAATGAAGGATGAGATGGAGAAGATCGAGAAGAAGATCGACAACCTCTCCGACCGCATCTCCAAGCTGACCGATCTGCTCATTCAAGAGCGCGCGAACCACCAGCACAGCTTCGGGACACCACGCACCGGGCCAGGTGACCGATGATGACCGAGCCCACCGCCAAGACCCTCACTGTTCCACGTCTCAAGCGCGGCGTTGACCTGTCGATCCGCGGCGTCTCAGGTCTCCGGCGGTTCGCTGGATTCCTGCGTGAGGAATTTCTCAAAGACCTCCAGGGCCAGGAGGGTGCGCGCCGCAAGCGCGAGATGCGCGATAACGACGCCATCATTGGCGCCATGTTTCAGGGCATCTCCAGCTTTTTTCTGCAGACGGAATTCCCGCTCACCCCTGCGCTGGCCGGTGACGCCGAGAGCGAGGCGTGCGCGCAGTTTGGCCGTGAATGCCTGGACGACATGGAACACCCGTTCCAGACGCTTCTAACAGAATTCCTGACGTGCATGGAGCAGGGCCACTCTGAACACGCCATCCAATTCAAAATGCGCGGTGGCGACAACAAGGATCGCAGCAGGCGTAGCCGATACAGCGACGGCAAGATCGGCTGGCGCAAGATTGCACTGCGCTCTCAGGCGTCCATCTTCAAGTGGAACTTCGACGAGGATGACACAGACCGCGCCGTCAGCTTCGTGCAACAGGTAGAGCAGGCGCCGTACTTCCGCGAGGTCGAGCTTTCCCGCTGCGTGCAATTCCTCATCAACCCGACGCTGGGAAACCCGGAAGGCCGCAGTCTTCTACGCAACAGCCACAAAGCATACACGTTCCTGTGTGGCCTCCAGGAGATTGAGGCCATCATGCACCAGCGCATTGGCCTGGGCGTGCCGGTCCTGCCGGTGCCCGCGTCACTGCTGGCACCCAGCAGTCCAGACGCGGCATACGCGGACACGCTCCTGGATGCGTTGTCGCAATTCTCATTTGGCGAGCGCGCCGCCATGCTCGTGCCCTCCACCGAGGAGAACGGCATCAAGACCGGCTACGGTGAACTGAAGTTCATGCGCCCCGACGGTGCGCTGGCCGACATCGACAAGACCATCCAGCGGTGGGAAGGCCGGATGGCGATGACGTTGTTGATGGATTTTCTCATGGTGGGCGCGAATGGCGACGGGAGCCGCGCGCTTCATACCGACAAAACCGAAATGTTCCGCAAGAGCCTCTACTGGCTGGCGGATTTGTTCTGCAACACGTTCACGACGCAGGCGCTATACCCGCTGTTCCGCATCAACGGCTTTCGCCAGGACAAGTGGGCGAAGCTGGGTCACGGCGCAGTGGTGCCGGTGAGCTTTGGCGAATTCTGCGACGGTGTGAACAAGCTCGTGGGCGCAGCTGTGCTGACTCCCGGCGATGACCTTGAAACCTCCGCACTCAAACACCTCGACCTCAAGCCGCGCGACCAGAAGGAGGATGCGCCAGGATGAGCACGGTCCGCGACCGCATCATGGCAGCCTTGCGTGGGTCAGGCCGCCCGATGTCGCAACGTGCCATCGGGATGCGCATGGGTTACGAAAACGAGCCGGGCTGGCTGCGGGTGAGACTGGAGGCCTTGGTCGAAGAGGGATGCCTCGCCACGTGCAACGGCTGTGCAGCGTGCGGGAACGGCCGGAAATACACAATCAAGGCTGCCTGAATGGTCGCCACCGATTCCATGACGGCGGCACTGATGCTTGGGCTGCGTGACGCCTTGGTGGCCTACGGGGAGCGCGTGGCTGACCGCGGTGTGGATCGCTTCATCGTCTCCGCCGCGGAACCGGTGCGCGCGGCTTGGCAGGCAGGCGTCGTCGACATCATGGCCGCGGAGGCGGCACAGGAGAACCGCGCGCGTGGATGGCCAGCCAGCGCGCAGAAGGCTGCGGACGACGGGCTGCCGCTGGGCGGCAACGTGCCAAGCATCCTCCTGGACAACCCCTACGCGGTGGAGTTTTTGAAGACGCAGGGCGCGGAACTCGTGGTCCAGATCGACGAGGTCACGCGCAACACCATCCGGGAATTCGTGCGCCGCGGGATGGACGAGCATCTCCCAGTGAAGGAGACCGCCAAACTGCTGCGCTCCGTGGTCCCGCTGACGCAGCAACAACTGGCCGCGGTGGACCACCTCGTGAAGACGCAGAAGGCGGCTGGGCTGAAGCCGGAGCAGATCACGGCCATGGCCGACCAGTTCTCCAGGCGCCTGGTGGCGGCCCGGTCGCTGGCCATTGCGCGCACGGAGACCATCCGCGCATCTGCCGCGGGGCTGCAGGCGTCATGGGCGTCCGCTGCGGAGCGCGGACTGCTGTTGCTGTCGGCGCGTCAGCGGTGGATCGGTGGAGGTTCAGGAGGCCCGTGCTCGATTTGCCGCGGGCTTATTGGAACCGAGGCGAAGCTGGACGCGGCGTTTGAGGGCGGGCACACAAGACCTCCAAGTCACACAGGCTGCAGGTGTACGTTGGGGCTCGTCAGCGGTTGATCAGCTCAGCGCCACGCCGTCGTTCGCGGCCACCTGCCAGCGGAGTGCGCCGGCAATTGTGATGGCCACCAGTTTGATGAAGTCCCCGACCTCGGTAAACGTCATAATGGTGTTTCCGGCCTGGTTGATGCGCTGCGCGCTGGTCACGGTGCGCGCGCCGCTGGTGTCAGTGTCTACAAAGATTTCCATGGTCTGGCCGCGGAACGTCGGGATGGCCAGCGTGTTGGTCTCAGCGCCGGCCTGGGTGATGGCGACAGACGCAGACCGGGTGACCCCGATGGCCGCGCCAGTTCCAGGGTCCGCCAACGTGATGGGGGCGTACGTGGCCAGTTCCGCCAGCGCGGTTTCCGCGTTGACGGCCGTGAACAGCAAGGCGCTGTCCTCGACGCCCACTGCAGAAGCGCCCTTGCCCGCGGTGACGGACGCCAGGTGTGCCCCCAGCCCGCCCCCGCCGGCCGCCAAGGTCTTGAATGCCACCACGGTCCAGTTGGTCGCACCGCGCACCAGCAGTGCGTAGTCGTCGTCCTCGGCCAGGGTGATGTCCTGTCCCATGGGACAAACGATGTTGCCGCCCGAGGCCTTGACGACCACGGAGCGCGCGTCGTTGGCCGCGGTGAGCAGCACCATGTTCCCGGCAGCACCGCCCGAGATGGTCAGCAGGTTGTCCGATGCGGCTGCCGCCTCGGTGTCGACGGCGTGGAGGAACTGCGTGACCGTGATGATGTCAGTGGCCAGGGTCAGCGTGGTAGGCGCCTTGTGGAAGTTGACGGTGGCCAGCTCAGCCAGGGCCGCCTCCACGGTGGCGCCGGCGATGAGGGAACCGCTGTCCTCAATGCCTACAAGGCTGGCACCCTTGCTTGCAGAGACGGACGCCAGGGCTGCACCCATGCCTCCACCACCCGCGGCCAGGGTCTTGAACGCCAGGACGGTCCAGTTGGTCACGCCGCGGATGAGCAGCGCATAGTCGTCGTCTTCTGCCAGCGTGATGTCCTGACCCAGCGGGCAGACAATGTTGCCCGTCAAGTGCTTGACCACAACGCTGTGGGTGTCGTCGGTGGCCGTCAGCAGAATCAGGCTCCCGTTGGCCCCGCCGGTGATGGTGTCCAGGTCGTCAGAGGCCGCAGCAGCCTCAGTGTCCAGCTTGTGGAGCATCTGCGTGATGGTCACCGCACCGGTGGCAATGGTCAGTGCCGCGGGGGCCTTGTGGAACTCGGTGGTCCGGATTTCCGCCAGGGCGGCTTCCACGGTGGTGGCCGCAATGAGTGACCCGGAGTCCTCAATGCCAATGAGGCTGGCGCCGTTGCCGTTGGTGGTCAGTGCGAGGGCGGCCAGGTCGGCCGTGGCGGCGGTCGTCTTCTTGGCGCCGGTGGTATCCAGCACACTCCAACCATCGCCGGCCACGTACTGCAGTGTCTCCCCCGCCAGCAGGGTGAGGCCAATGATTTCTGACGCCGTGGTGCCGTCGGTGTGCTTGATGATGATGGCGTTGGAACTGGATGCGTGCTTGTTGCGGACGGAGACGTACTCCACCAGCATGTCAGGCTCATCGCCACCGGTGAGGATGTTGTAGGTGGCCGTGGCAACCACCGCGGTGTTCTTCTTTCCAGACGCCTCATTGTGCGTCTTCCAGTTAACCTGCACGTCGCACGTGACGGCGCTGGCGGAGACAAGCTGCAGGATGTCGGTTTCGCGGTTGAGGACAATCATGGGCGCAGGCCTCCAAGGTGTGTGGCCCACCTTCCGCCTCTTCTTTCCGCTGCGCGCCCTTTGTCACCGGTGACACGCGTATCAGCCCGGTTGCACGCCGTGGCTTGATGCGCGTCATGACCCGCGCGCACTTCAATCTGACACTGAAGGCACAGGCCGCCAAAGACGGAGACGAAATGCTCGTCTTCGGCTTGATGAGCTGTTCCGTCGGCGAGGATGGAACACGCGTTGTGGACAGCCATGATGACGTCATCACCATCAAGGAACTGGAGAAGGGCGCCTACGGTTACGTGGCCAACACCCGTGGCGTTGGCGTGGAACACGCAAAGTTCAATGGCATCGGCCGGTTGATTGAATCCACCGTCTTCACGCCGGAAAAGTTGGAGAAGATGGGCAAGATGGGGATCCAAATCTCCAGCAGCCCGCAGGCCTGGTGGGTCGGCTACAAAGTCGACGATCCCAAGGTCTGGGAGCGCGTGAAAAGCGGCGAGCTTTCCGAGTTCTCATGGGGCGGCTGGGCCAAGCGTGGCGTGCTGGCGACGGAGAAGCGCAAGGCGCTGGAGGCCGTCGGGATTGCCAAGAACAAGGCCGGCGATGGCAACGGCGACCTGTTTGAACTGACGGACCTTGAGATTGAAGAAGGCTCCCTGGTCAGCGCGGGCGCGAACCCGAAGGCCAAGGTGGCGTTCTTCAAGCGCGCCGGACCTCTGGCCGTCTACTGGGCGAAGACCAAGGCCGCACTTGCGGCGCTGGTGAAGATGGAAGACGCGCCGCCGTCTACCGACGACGTGCTGGCGCAGGCTGCGTGGTGTGAGCAGTGGTGGAAACTGCGGGACGCTTTTGAGTCCAGCATCTACCAGATCATGGAGGCCGGGCTGTCTGCGCAGGAATGCGCCGCCCGCCTGCAGGATTCAACGCAGCAATTCCTGGATGGTCTCACCGCGCTCAACGCCGGTGCGGCATCCAAGGCGCTGGACCCCGCGCGCGTGGATGACCTGCTTTCAGAAGTGCTGGCCTCCGGCGTGACCACCGCATTGCGTGACGACGTCAAGAAGATCCTCAACGTGTTGGAGCAGGAATCCGGCGCGCCCGTTCGCGCCCAGAAGGAGTTTCAGATGCCCAAGACCGCCGCAGAAATCATGAAGAGCTTGTCCGCTGATGACCGCGCTGTGATGGAGGCGGAAGCCAAGAAGGCCCACGCGCCCGGCGAAGAAGTGCTAACCCGTTTGGCAAAGGCGGAAGCAGACGTGGCCACCGCAAAGAAGGATGCGGAAGCCGCGCAGAAGGCGGCCGATGCCAGCGCCGCGGAGCTGCTGGTGCAGAAGAACGCCAACCTGCTCATCCAGAAGGAAGCGCTGGTCAAGGACCTCATCGTCCCGACCATGGATCACAAGGTGCTGGCAGACACGCTGTTCAAGAACCACGGCCAGTCGATCCACGACATCCTGCTGGCCAGTTGGCGGGAAACCACCAAGCAGCTGGAGCCGCTGTTGAGCGCCCCCGGCAGTGCCGCGCGTGCGTCAGCGGACACCCCGGCCCAGGCGGAACTGGCCAAGGCCATGGAAGTCCACGTGAAGGCCGGACTCAACGACGACGCCGCGCGCTCCAAGGCCATGCAGGACAACCCCGCGCTGGCCAAGCGTGTGCTGGCTGAAATGCGCAACGGCGCCAACTGAACCACCCGCTGTGATTTTGTCCCACCGATTTTGTCCCACCGCGTTTCACGGCCTTGCACGGCCAACCTGAAGGAGCACCACCATGGCACGCGTCTTTGAACCCGGTGTTTTCTACGCCCCCGCGGGCGCGGATCTGAGCGCCGAGGCCAACCTCGGCAAGTTCGTGAAGATGTCCACCACCACAGTGATCCTGTGTGCCACCGCGGGGGAACAGGCCATCGGCGTGTTGGCCAACCGGCCGCTGTCCGGTGAGCCCGCCGAGGTTCACGTTGGACGCGTGACCAAAGTGCGCTGTGCCGCCGCCCTGGCGGTGAACGTGCGCATTGCGACCGACACGGCCGGCAAGGCCAAGTCCGCCGTGCTGGGCATCGTGGACGACACGGCGACGAGCGCCACGGACAACCTGCAGGGTTCCAATGTCATGGGAATCATCCTGGAGGCGTCAACCGCCGACGTGGATCTGGTTTCCGCGTGGATTGGTCCGATGGGCCTCATTGGGACCACCGACCTCTGATTTTGCACGACGCGCAACACGCCGCTGCAACGGCAACCGCTGGATTTTGAATCAACGCGCTTCACGCCCCTGCAAGGGCACCGAGGAGATTTGCCATGACGAAGCCCTATGGGGGATTCCGGTACGACCAGTTCCTGACGTCCCTGGTGATGGGCCTTGGCAACGAGGAGGCTTCCTATGGCCACCTTCAGGTGCCCACCATTCTCCACGACGACAACAGCGGGCTCTACCCGATCGTGTCGCGTGCCGACTGGATGCGCGTCATGGCGCAGGTGCGGCCGCGCAGCACGCCGTCTCCGCGCAGCGGATTCAACATGGAAACGGGCAGCTTCAAGTGCATCCCGTATTCCTACGGCCATGCGGTGGACAAGGACGACGCGCGGCGCGCCAAGGATCCGATTGACCTGGACATTGCAGCGGCCGCCCACGTGGCGGAGCAGATGCGGCTCATCAATGAGTCCGCGTTTGCGACCGCGGCATTCACCGCCTCAACGTGGGGAACCACGGACCAGGCTGGTGTGACCTCCGCACCCAGCACCAACGAGTTTGTGCGCTGGAACGCGGACGCCGCCACTCCTGGCAAGGACATTTCCCTGCTGGCCAGTTCCATCAAGAAGCAGTCTGGCAAGATGCCCAACACGCTGTTTGTGCCCGACGACGTGGATGCGGCGGTGCGCTGGGCTCCTGACGTGGTGGAGCGCGTCAAATACAGCAACGTCAATGCTGTCAACAGCGGGATGGTGACTGACCCGGTGGAAATGGCGAAGTATTTCGGCGTCAAGCGGTATGTGGTGTGCAGCGCCGCAAAGAACACGGCGCTGGAAGGCCAGACCGCCAGCAACTCGTTCTTCGCCTCCAACAAGGTGTTGCTGGCGTACATTGACGACGGCATCGGTGGCGTTGGCCCCATGACGCTGTCAAATGCGCGCTTCCGCCCCACCGCGCTGGTGGCCATCCGCTACGACATCCCAGACGGCCAGAACGGCAAGCGCCTGCACGCGTACTTTGACGACAGCATCAAGAGCAACGTCATTGATGGCGACGAGGAATTTGTCTACCACCGTCCGACCATTGAGGCGGCCGACAACAGCGGCAAGAACCCGCTGGGCCAGCTGCTCACCCTCGTCATCTCCGCCTGATTTTCCCTGCACGTCCTGATGGAGGCTGGCAGTGCGTCTCATTGCACAAGCACCGAGAACGGTTGAGGACAAGGACTTTGTCCCCGGCGACGTTCTGCCTGCCTCCTTGCACAGTTGGCCGCTGCTGGCGTCGGCGGTGCGCAGCGGTGGTATCTGGGTGGAGGGGTCTCCAACCTCCAAGCTTTTCAACCGCGATGGGCAGCCCGCATCGGGGGCTCCGCGCGTGTTGATGGGCATGATCCGGCGCTGCGCGGTGACGTCGGACAATCCCGAAGAGCCGGCGCATCTGCACGCAGCGGCTCTGGCGCGTGACCTCCTGGTGGTTGGCGGACGCGTGCAGCGGTTCTTTGCCGCGGAGTCCGCGCCCGTTGAGCCCATGGCAGAAGATCTGGCGGCCCCGGCCACCGCGCACCAGGTGCTGGCGCAGCCTCACGCAGCCTCCAAGAAGAGCCGGAGGTGATCCATGTCCTTTACCACCTCCCTTGCAACATCACGTGACCGCGCGCGGTTCTACGCGGGCGACACCGACACCACCGACGAGCAGGCAGTAGACGCCACCTATGACGCGCTGTTGGTCCTGGAGACCAACGAGCGCCTTGTTGCGCGTGCTGTGTGCATGTCGCGTGCGGCGTACTTTTCTCGCATTGCGGACACTGCCAACGGCGCCCTGGAAATCTCCGACGCCAAGGGCCGCGCACAGGCGTTCGCGGACCGCGCTGCAGAACTGTTGGCGGAGGCCACCAGGCAGAGCGGCCGCAGCGCCACGGTACGCATAGGCGGCGTTACGGATTCTCAGGACGACCGCATTGACGACGACACCGACGCCAAGGCGCCGGCATTCCGGCTGGGAATGTTTGCGAACAGGGGGCCGTGATGCTTGCCGACCATGTCCGCCAGCTCAATCAACTCATCTGCGTGCAGTCCAAGACCACGGGCTCCGTGGATGGGTTCGGCGTTCCCACCTACGCGGCTGCGCGCCAGTTGGATGCACGCGTGGAGCCGGTGTCAAAGACCTTCGACGGGCCCAACGGGACGTCGGTGTCGACCGATACGCTCGTCATCACGGAGACGGAAATCAAGCTTACCGACAAGGTGTGGCTGCCGCCTGATGGTGACGTGCTGCTGAGCATTGCCGCGGCCAAGGCGCGCGTACCGGCGAAGATTTTCAAGCGGTACGACGTCAACGGCGCGATCACGCATGTGGAAAGTCATTTCTGATGGCGACCTCCGGCGTCACGATCACCGGATTCGGTGAACTCGCCAAGACGCTTCAAGGTCTTGAGGCGAAAGCCACGCACGGCGCTGTGGCCGGCAACTTTGCCGTCGCCAACAACATCATGACGGTGGCCAAGGAGCGCGCTCCGGTGGACACCGGCGTGATGCGTGCGTCTGGGTTTGTGGACGTCAACGGTGAGACGGTGTCCATGGGTTTTGGCGGCGCGTCATCTGACTACGTCGTCAGGCAGCATGAGGATCTGACACTGCGGCATCCTGGTGGCGGTCAGGCCAAGTTTCTGGAGAGCGCCATTGACGAGGCCCACAGTGGAGCCCCCGCAGTCATTGCGTCGTACGCGCGCAAGGCGCTCCTGGGCACGGGATCCGGTCGTGGTGGCAGCATTCTGAGCGAGGTCATCAGCGCCTTCAAGGAAGGCATGCATGAGACGTCCGACGAGGACAAGCAGGCCGCGGCAGAACAAAGGCGGTTCAAGTGACCATTCCTGCCACCGCCACCGACGTTGCCGCATTCCTCGCCGCTGCTCCGCAATCGCTGGGCACCGTTGGGGCCACCATCTTCCAGGTCCCTGAGCAACCGGAGGACGAAATCTACCCGGCCGCCGCCATCTTCTGCGTGGTCTACGCGGGCGAGCAGGACGACGACGTGGGCGATCTTCCGCACGGCGTCTACAAGCCAAAGGCGCAGATCACCGTCCGCGGTGCGCAGACGCCAGACGCGTGGGCAACTGGCGAGGCCAAGGCACGCGCGGCGCGGGATGCCCTTCACAGCGCGTCGCTGGGTGGCTCATACATCTCGTGCCGGGTGCTCAACGGGCCCAACTTCATCGGAAAGAACGACCAGGACCAACCACGCTGGACAATCAACGTTGCAATCAGGGCCGCAGTCTGAGCCTGTCACTCGTCGGAAACGCGAATCACGGGGCCGCAACCCCACTGAAGGAGCAACACCATGACCGTCCCCGTCGCTGGATACAAAGGTGCCGTCTACTTCTCCGCCACCGTCAACCCGCCCACCACGCAGTTGCTCAAGGTGCGCGAGGTGTCCGGGTTCAACATTGAGCGCGCGGAAATTGACAAGACGGAAATTGGGCTCGCGGCTGCCTCCGTCGGTGGTGAGGATTCGTTCCTTGGAAAGTACAAGGGGACCGAGTTCACCATCAAGTGCATGAAGCAGTTGGCGGACGCGGTGGCGGTGGCCATGCAAAACGTGGTGCTCGGTGGCGACGGACAGGGCTACATGATCATCCGTGACAGCACCGACGCAGCGTCGGCCACCAACGGCTACGGCTTCCGCGTCCTGGTGAAAAAGTTCACCTACGACGGCATCAACAAGGGCGACGACGAGGCCGGGATCACGTTCCACTGCAAGCTGCTGGGCGCACCGGTTGTGGCCAACGGCACCATCCCCACGATCCCGACCTGATCCCCTGACGACAGAGGCGCGCCATGACTTTGCCCGTTCCAGGGTATGCAAGCACGCTCAACGTTGGCGGGACGTCCACCGCCACGACGGGCGAGGGCACGTCCGCGTACAGCGGCGCCGGGGACAGTACGGTTCGGCAGATCACCACCGCGGCCAAGCGGGCCATTGACCCGGCCGTCGCGGTGGTTGTGAAAGATGGCGTCGGAACGGTTGCGGCCGCTTCCTACATCATCGATTACATGTACGGGCTGATCCGGTTTCAGAGCTACACACCGTCAGGCACCATCACGGCGGACTTCTCGTATATCCCGCTGCTGGCGGTGGCCGGCGTTCGTGGCATTACGGCGGAGTTCGGACGCGCGGAGATAGACACCACCGTCATCAGCAACGGCGTGCTTGGCGGAGAGGACGCCCTGCTTGGCAAGAAGATGGGCTCCGGGGAAATTGAGTTCATCCGAAACGAATCCGACGACCAGGACCCCGGCGCCGGCACCCAGACGTTTCTGACGTACCTGCAGACGGGCGTGAGCTTCCTGCTGGACGTCCAGGTTGGCCTTTCCGCCAGCCCTGGCGGCGGGTTTCGCGCGTGGTGCAAGTTGTCCAGGATCGGCAGGGACGGCATCAACAAGGGAGACGAGGTCATCGGCAAGAAGTTCCGCTGGAAGGCATGCAACGGCGCAGATGATCCGTCCAAGGACGCGTGGTTCTCCTGCGTCGAGGCCTTCACATGAAGCGCGCTCAAGCCTGCGCGGCCATGTGCGCGCGTGCGGAGATGCCGGGACTGTTCACGGAGGCGGGCCCGTCGCTCACCGCGGCTGCGTTCATTGCGTCCCCTGCGCGCCTGGGAGGCTGCCAGGCCGTCATCTTCCGGATGGCCGTGGGCCTGTGGACCACCGGCGTGTTGCCTGAGCCTGACGCGTCTGTGGTCGTCCCAGCGGAGAAGCAGGGCCTGCTGGAAGCGCTGCTGGAGGGCGCACGTGACGACGCTTCGACGTTGACAGAGCACGCGCACGGTGTGCCTTCAGGGGCTCACGAAACTTTGATTGAGGAGAACGACGATGAGCAACGAGCCGACCACGCCACCACCGGCATTGAGTCCGCGGAACAACGCCCGCCGCCTGCTGTTGGGCGTGCAAGCCGCGCAGCCGGCAAAAAGCAAAGTGTTGATCATCCCGGTGCTGGACCCGGCCACCAACGAGGTCGTCAACGTTGAGGTGGAGCTGCGGACGCCCAGCTACACGCTGATGAAGAAGATCAGCAAGGAGGCCGGTGACGACGCCATCAAGAGCGACATGCTGGCCGCCATCTACAGCGGCTTCCTGCCTGGGACCAACGAGTTGATCCTGGACCCGACGGACGCAGCGGTGATGGAGGGCACGCACCTGGGCGGCTTTGTCAACGCGCTGATCGTCGAGGTCGTGGACCTCATGAACGATGCGAAGAAGGAGGCTCGGGCTTTCGCAAAAAAATAGAAGGCGGTGACCCAGACGAATTGCACCTGATGTGGGTCGCCAAAGAGGTGTCGCATTGCACGCGCAAGAAGCTGCTTACCGGCGTGGATGGGCCTCTGGATCTGGACGAGTTCTACGGATGGGCCGCTTATCGGAAGTTCATGCATGACGCAGAGGAAGCGGAAATAGAGCGCATCAAGAACGAAGGGAAGAGGTAGGCGATGACGGCGACCGTGAGCATTGCAGACCTGGTCGCCCATCTCCGCCTCGACGCGCAGGGCTTCACCAAAGGCGTCTATGACGCCGACAAGGCGCTGGCAAATCTCAAGGGCGGCATTGAACGCGCCAGCACGTTGCTCGCAGGTATGGGCGGCGTGCTGGCTGCTGCCGGATTCGGCGCGGTGAAGGCCGCCAGCACGTGGAACGAAACCACCAACGTGATTCAGGTCGCCTTTGGAAAGAACGCGGCGGCGGCAGAGAAGTGGGCGGCGGCGTCAGGCCAGGCCATGGGCAGGTCCACCCAGCAGATGCGCGAGTTCGCCGGCACGTTCCAGTCAATGCTCGCGCCCATGACTGGCAGCGTTGACAAAGCCGCGAAGATGTCCACCACGTTTGCGCAACTGGCGGTGGACATCGGCAGCTTCCGCAACGTCTCAGACAAGGAGGCTTTCACCGCGCTGTCATCGGCAATTGCAGGCGAGATTGAGCCCATGAAGCGCTTTGGCGTTGTCATGTCCGTGGCTGCGCTGGATGCATACGCGCTGGAGAAGGGGATCAACAAGACCACGCAGCAGATGAGCGAGGCCGAGAAGACCAACCTGCGCTACAACTTCGTTCTCGACAGAACGAGCATGATGCACGGTGACGCCGAGAAAACGGCGGATAGCTTCGCCAATCAGATGAAGGCACTGGAGGGCAACGTCAAGAACGCGGCCACGACCATCGGCAACACGCTGCTGCCGGTGGCCACCAGCATCGTCGGCACGTTCAATGACTGGACGAAATCGCTCACGGACATGAGCACCGAAGAGGCTGCCATGGTGAAGTTCTTCGGCGCCATGGCGATGGGTATCGGTCTGGTAACGGCGGCGCTGCTGAAGTTGTCCGTGAGTGGTGGCATGGCGGCCATGGGGGCGGTTGTTGCGGCTGCCCCGGTGTTGCTTGGCGTGACGGCAGTCGGCATGGCCGGGGCTGCCGGGTACTACGGGATCAAAAACACCTACGACACCGGCGGTGTGATGCATGGCCGCCAGGTCGAAACCGCGGACTACTTCCGAGAACAGGCCGCCGCGGGAAAGTATGACCGCAACGAATTTGGAGCCGGTGGGCTGGCACAGGGTAAGGACGCCATGAAGTACAAGGGCCTGACGGAGGACGAGGAGCGTTCGGCCATCACGGATGGTGCCATTGCGACCGGAAATCTGTTGGCGAAAAAGATCAACGACGAGATG